AATATTCAAATAAATAATTAATAAAATACTAATATATATAATTAAAATAATAAAATAAATAAAAATAATCCTAAATAATCCGATGACCCCCCCTGAAATCAATAAGTTTTTCCAAAAAATACACGAAATCCTACTAACATATCGACTTAAAACTTGTGAAATTGGATAAAACTTTAACAATGAAATAATTTACACAATAAAGAAAATAAAAAATAAATTACAGAAAAATAAAATAAAAGGGGAGAAATTAATCTCCCCACTTACTAAATAATGTCATCTGGATGAATTGTATTACTAAAAGGGAAACTCTTATCCTTAATGTGTGCTAATAATTCATTAAAAGAATCATAATCATCATTAACACAATATACACTCGTTAATGGAGAAATACCATTAATGGATAATGCTAACTCTACTAATTCACTAATTTTTATATAATTGTTTGTTCCAGTATAGATTAGAACCCAACTTCCTTTATCATCATAAAAGGTCATATCCGGTTCTAAAACTCTTATATTTTTGTTGATTGTCTCTAATTCAATTAAATCACTTACCGAAGTACTCATATCCCATATCCTCTAAATACTTTCTGAAATTATCTGTGAAACCACTTATAATATCTTCCAACTTACTTACACAAGCATATAGGTTGTTCTGCAACTTCTTTAACTTGTCTATTTCTTCTTGGAATACTTCTTTATATTCTGCTAAGATGATTTGTAGTTCTTTCACTGTTGCTAACTCATAAAAATCTTCTGAATAAATATCTGCTGATGTGATACTATTATCACACATGAACTCAGAGAAAGAATCGTCATGGTCAAAATAATCCTCAATAAATTCTTTTAACTGGTCTTGGTAATTATAGGCTCGATAAGCAAATAAATCTTCTAATATAGTATCATCTGCTTTTGGTAAGAAATATACTTTGTTCGAATTTCTTCCCGACTTTAATAATACTACCATATCCCAATAATCACAGAAAGTGTATAAGTCGTTATATTGAAAACTAACAAAGTTTTCAAACATATCTCTAAACTCTAATTCTGAAATATCAAAATCATCAATTAAGTTATATGCCATCGGAACTTTGGTGGAGTGTGCTAACAATGCTTCAGATTTAACAATATCATTTAAGATACGTTTAAATTGCTTTCTACTTTCTTCTGTTAGTTCTTTTAGTTCTTCGTATAACTGTTCTTTTGTCTTGTACATACTAGAAATCTCCTTCAAAGCTAAATATTCTTTCACTCCAAGATACATCTTCCAAAGTGAAGTTATATAGTTCCGTACCATTAACTAAAAATGTAACTGTTTCAATCCCATCAAAAATACTCTTGTCAGTAAATTCATATGGTCTTGACTGTCTGTGGTCATAGTCATCTGTTGTGAGAAATGTTAATTTACTTCCTGAAACAATATATCCCCACACTGTGAAACGTTCGTAAATCGTTCCCAATTCAATGGTTGCAGGAACTCCACACTCATTACTCTCATCTATCTCATCAACAAACTTCTCTTTAAAATACTTAATATCCATTACTTCACCTTCCAATCTACTAGTAACATTCCATCTTTCTTATTTTCACACTCTGACCACTTCGCTAATAATGTTCGTGTATCGAAACTATGGTTGGTGACTACAGCATAACCATGAACCGTCTTTTTGTATTCTACCTCTAATGTGTTGTTAATGTCTTTAATATCTTGAACGAACTCTAATACTTGTTCTTCACTCTCATAGTCAAAATCAAATAACCACTTCTTAGTTACTGCACACTGGGACATCATAGCAATAGAGGTAGTTTTACGTGAAATTTTAGATAAGTCAGCATCATTTAATGCAAGATAGGAGATTAGTTGTTTCTGAACAAGACTACCATTACGGTTATTTACCGAGATATAACAACGACACAATACACCATCTAACTGTTTTGAAACAAACTCTTCAAACTTTTCAGAAACATTTGATACATCAGTTACAAGGAACTGGTTACTACTTCCTTTAAATCCTTCAATATGTTTATTATCTTTGTTTCTCGCTACAAATAACACCATTGTATATTCCATACACCATTACCTCTGCCTTTCTCTTGCATCTCTTTTATAAGTTAAAACGTTCCTTCAAAGATGAAAGTTCTAAATTTCCATGCTACATCAAAAAATGCAGTATCTGTTAGTTCTTTATCTTTCACCATAAATGTTACTTCTGATATATCATCAAAGATTGTTGTATCTGTGAATTTGTAAGCATTATCTGAATCCCAAGAGCCTGTTGTTAGTAATATCATTTTGTTGCCAACTATTTTATAGTCAGATACAACTACCCATTCAAGGTCAATATAGATAGAATCATTATTATATAATTCTATCGTTGCTGGGATACCTAGTTCGTTACATTCGTCTATGTAGTCTACGAAATGTTTTCTAAATTATTCTATTCTCATAGCCCTATCTCCACTTTTATATACCTATCTTAACACACTTTAATAAGTTTGTAAAGAAAAAGACTAAGAAATTAATCTTAGTCCTTAATTCTTAGTGCCTTTGCTTTATTGTAGATGAAATCAATGGTAGAGTACCATCTGCCAACTATCATCTGACTACTAACATCATAGCTAATATATGTGTAGTCTGTTGTGTATAGTTTATTACCATCTTTTTCAGCCACTATGACATTGAAGGTATTATCATCTACCTTTTTCAACCCAATAACATTGTACTCAACGAATTTCTCAAAAAGAGTTTCCTTATCCCAAGATGGTACTACAATAATACCTTTTGGAATATCGTTAGTTGATGTTGGATAAGCACTTTTGTTAATACCTCTACTATACATCTCAACTGTTGCCACCACTCTAATCACAACCATGAAGGAAATCACCATATTTAAAACTGTAAGTAGTACGATTGGTAGATGTGTTTTAATTGCTATCCAATGCATTGGTGCATCCAATGTGATAATAAGGAGAATTGTTAGAACAATAGTTAAAACAACTAGCCGTATACCATCTTTACCACTAAAGTATTCTTCCTTTATGTAGTCTTTAAGTACCTGTCACTGTTCTTCATACGTCTTTACGTTGATACTCTTTAAATCCTTATTAAAAGGTTCTCCATTTACTAACTTATAATCGTTCTTCATCATATATACCTTCCATCCTTATCCCTTAATTTTCCACTTCTTTCGATGTTTTAGTAACAAATCTTCTACTGATACCCCTTCAACTTTATCATCTAACATGTAGGGATACTTTTCTCTAATCATTGAACATTGTTTCTTGGCTTTTCTTCCCAACTTTGACAACTCTACTACAAGCTCTTTAAACTCTGCTAAATCTAGTTTTAGAGAAATATGAAGTGCCTCAATTAACCATAACAATAGTTCAGGTCTGCCAATGCTATTGTACATCTTTACAGAGTTTGTATTTGGCTTGTGAGTATATCCTTTAACACCATAAGTGTTCTGATTAATAGCCCACTGTGAGAAATGTTCTCTTTGGCATGCCCACCATCGGTCATCTGGTTGCCCAAATTCCATGTCAAACTCATGTGCAATCGGAGTATCAGACTCTAAACCAAATAACGATTGAGCAAATTGAATTGTATCTAACTTACTATTTTCCATATATCCTTCTCACTAAATAATCCTTGATTTCTTATCAATTTCTCTAAATTCTAACATTAAAGGAACAATATTCTCTAACTTATTTCTCTGAATCTGCTTATCTGTCAAATCATCCATGACTGCAACATGTTGGTAAATTACTTCCAAGTTATCCAACTTTTCTTGGTTTGTTACATCAATCTTTGCAAGATAATACATAGCAGAAACAAAAGCATGGTTATGATAAGTTGCTTTGTGTTCCGAAACAAATTCTTTGCAGATAAACTTTCCTAAATCATGATACTTAGAAATCTCTTTTAATCGTAGTGTAGGAGAGTTTTGAACACACATCATAATATGTTCGTTAATGCTTTCTTTATGGTTTGAATTGTCATGGGGTAAATTACCAAGGAACTCATGTCTAAACTCATTAAAGTTATTTCCAAAGACCTTTTCGATTCTATCACAATCTACTCCAATCCGAGGTACTTGTAATCGCTTATAATCCTGGATAATCTCGGAAATGGATTTTCCACATTCTTTGTCATAGTTATGAATTAAGGTTGATAGAGGTTTTAAGAAACACAATGCAATTACTTCAATACCCTTTTGCTTGCAATAGTTATATAGACCTGCTCTTGTACTTCTTTTTAGATTATCGTTGTCAATATATAGAATATCTGTATCATTTTCAAATACTTTGATTGCTTGAATATCAGGAACAACGATTGACACTTCACCATCTTTTAACTGTGATTGTACATAAGAAGTAGAACCAGAACCATAAACTCCAATGCAAATATATAGTTTCTCCACAAAACTCACCTCACTCTAACTTATAATCTAATTTTAACACATTAGAGCAGTAAGAACAAGAGGAAAAGAGAGTTATTTTACTCTCTTCCTATATTTTTCTCTAAACCAGATAATAGACTTAGTGTTCAATAGTTCTTCTTTTTCTTCTGCGGTCTTATCCTTTAAGAAATCCTGTAAGAAGTTAATAAAGTCTTGTTCTGCAGTCTGTGCTTTCTCGGAGTTTAATCTATTTGAACCCTTAACTTCTTTATCTTTTAGTAGTCTACCTAACTGATTACGTTCTGTTTTCCAAAAACGATAGAAGTTAGTCTTGTACTTCCACATAAATCCGTTAGAATCTGTGATTACTGCACCTTCTAACTCTTTCTGTTCTGTCATGTTTAGGAAGTTATCCAATTCTTCCTTAGTGTTAATCACTGTGTTCTTAGCAATAACGATAGACTTGATATTCAACTTCTTTTTCAATGTTTCAGATAGTTCTACATCTTTATCAATGCCATTAATATCTAATGTATTAGGAATGAAGTCCAATAAAGCTAAAGGATTTTCCTCATAAACGATATGCTGGTCATTCACCATATCCATTACTTCAAATGTAGCAGTACAGTGATGTTCTTTTAGAATATTGAATAATTCGTTCTTATCTTCTTCATTTGCAAATAGAGTGTTGTTTAAGATTTCCTTAAAGTATTCACAATATTTACCCTCGTTAGTGGACTTTGTTGCAATAAAGAACTCATCATTATACACTGAGATAATACCTAAGAACCCATTAAACTTCTTAGAGATATATAATGGATAAACTAAGTGATTATCAACATAATCTTTTGTTTCTGGTTTTTCATCATACTGGAAAAACTTATTATAAGAACGTGCTACAATATCCTCATCAACTTTATTGATAAATAGCCCACGGGCCTTAATTGTTTCATCATTCCAGATTCCATCTTGGAAAGCATTGCAAGTGAAGTTTAAGGAAACAATATCATTACCCAATTCCTTAACTCGAATGTACTCGGAATCTAACATGTTCTGTAATCGTCTATCCATAGTATATGCCTCTCTTTACAGTAGATATATTACCATATTTTAGCCAAAAAGTCAAGAAAAAGGAGTGATTTTCTCACTCCATTAAATCTTTCTTAGTTCATCATCAAAGATGTTATAAACACCTATGTAGCCTTCATGCGAGTAGTCTACTCGGATTGAATGTTCTGTTGAGGTTGTCTCTCTATGACCATGAACCTGTGTGATTCCTTTCATATTCTTCTCCCACAACATATCTACTTCCGTTTCATAAGAACCTGTACCATATTCACAGTTCTGACCTGCTAAATATAACATATTCTTTGGCAATTCACTTACCCCAGCATGACAAATAAAGTATGTTCCCCATCTAAACTCTAGTAAGATAAACTCTTCTAGTCTACCCACAAGATTAGATAATATGCTTGTATCTTGTGTTCTCCCTAAAATCTTGTTTAATGTAGTGTTTTTGAATTGATTAGAGTAGTTATCAGTACCATAGACATAGTTTCTCACATGTCTTTCATGATTACCTTGGATAAATCTTACATTATCCAACTCTAACAATTTACCAACTAACAACATTGTTTCGTAAGGTTTCTCACCTCTATCAAAAATATCACCAGTGAAGATATACAATGAGTTTTGTTCTTTTTCAATTTCCTTATAAATAATCTCTAACTTATCTGCATTATTATGAATATCACCTACACAGTAGATTCTATCCCACTTATCTAACTTCTCTGCCTTTGGTAGTAGTTCATCAATAGAATTAATAACTGTTACATGCTCTGGTAATACTTGATTTGTGAAAATCTCATATTTCTTAACAATTACATCTGTTGGTATTTGTTTATAAGTTTCTCTCTTAGTGTTTCTGTCTAGCAATTCTTCTAATGTTACATTAGCAAAACGCTTTACATAGATTTTATAGCCATACAAGTCAGCAAGTTCCTTATACTTCTTAAAATCTCTTGTATGTAAGTGCATAGCATCAACAACAGTAAACAAACCCATTTCCATACGTGTTTCTAACATTGTATAGAGGATTTGCCATACTTGTCTATCTTTTCTTGAAGAAATAACTAATCCATTTTCAGACATGTCAAAACCTGCCACCTTGATTCTTAACTCATCAGATGACACTGTAAAATCTTCTAACTTGTTTTCCTTTATGAAATGAGATTTTCCTGCTCCCATAACTCCATTTAAGATTAATAATTTCTTCATGTCTTTGTTACCTCTCTACTACGCAATTATATCACACAAGGTAGGTATTTGTCAAATGCTAACTAACTCTACCACAAGTGTTTATCTTCTGGGTGGATAAAATGTTTAATATCTAAATCTTTCCCATCCTTTATCATTAGAAATTCATCACAATCTACTAGACAGTAGTATGTTATTGTTTCCAACTCTTCTTTTAACTCTTTTGCCGTGATATATTGATTTGAACCATCAAACTCACAGATAACTTCTTGCCTGTAAGGGTCAAAATAAGTCGTAGAAGGAGAGAGAACCCTTAAATTAGGAACTCTCTCCACCAATCTGTTAAATACTACTTTATCCATTACAAATAATCCTTTTCAAAGCAATCAACTTTAAGTGAGCTATCTGTATAATAAATTGCGTGTGCATAATATCCATTATGGATGTTATATACCAAAGCATATATAGGCGATTCATCTTTTACATTGATTTTAACACCAAATACTTCACCACAATCTACATAAGTTGGATATAACGTATCAGGAACATCTACATAAACTTCAATGGATTCAATAAACTTTTCTTCTTCAAACCATTCACCTAGAGTACACTCAGCACCAAACTCCTCACAACACTGTTGGTAGTTATCAATACCTAATACAAAGTTCTCAAATTTCTTATTTTTCTTAACTGGAATAATATTGATTGCAATATCCATACACTTACTTGGTGTAGGGTTTTCTTGATTTAAAATACACATTTGGTTAACAATATACTTAGTCATACTATTCAATTCTTCCTGCAGACTGTATACGGTCTAATTGTTTACGAATTTTCTCTTCCACGCGGTTATTTGCGAATGCTTGCTGTGCAAGGATTTTCTCATGAACTTCTTTAACTGGGAGCTGTTTCAGCTCTTCCCAAATACTGACAACATATCTTTCATCAAACTTATAAAATTCTTGTGGATGTTCATATAACTTAATATCATTATCCACACCAAAATAAACACGATATGTCCTATAATTGTCGCTAGAACAAATCATAACATATCCTTCACGGAAACAAAAACTATGAAACTCATATTTAACAGGTTTATAAGATTTCCCACACACTTTTGAAAAATGTTCATTAGTTTCATCTAGTGTATCATCTAAATTACTTTCCTCTTCTATCAATTCTGCTAAGGTTTCCAACCAATTCTCAATCCACTTTGAATATTCAGCAATACTAATACTCTCATAATCTTTTTTTAAATCAGCAAACATATTTTTCTTCTATTATCTATATAAAATAACGGGGAGTTCCTACTCCCCTGTCAAATTACTTTGATTCCTTCTTCTTAAATGCTACTGCTAATAGACCAATTCCACTGACAACTGCCATCGCAAAGTTTGTGAATAAATTAGTTCTAACCCCAGTTTCAATAACTCTATCATCTTTCTTAATAGAAGTAGTTGAACTATTTGTGTTATTTACCACTGTATTCTCTACACCCTCATTACTTACAGTGTTTTCTACTGGCTTTTCTTCTACTGTAGGTGGAACTACTGTATTATCTGTAGGATTATTAGGAACTACAGGCACCTCATCAGTAGGATTCACTGGTCGAACTGGTGTTTCATCTGTTGGAACACTTGGCTCTGGAGTAGGATTTGGAACTGCAGGTGTTTCAGTGTTTCCACCTGTATTATTTCCATGATTATCTTCCACAACTGGTACGTCTGGTTTAGGTGTAGGATTTGGTGTTGGAGTAGGACTAACAGGTGTTTCGCCCTCTGTTGGGTTAGCAGGTGTCGTATCTTCATCATTTCCGCCATTTACATTGCCAGAATCGCCTGGATTTGTTGGATTCACAGGAGTTTCAGGCTCAGGTGTAGTAGTTGGTGTAACAACTTTCTTATACACATGAACAGTATCACCATTTGTCTCAGTACGTGTTGTAACATATTCGTAACCATCAAATGTTTCTTTTTCATGTGCACCGTATTCCTTAGTCTTTAACTCTGTTCCATCTTCTGTTACGTATTGTGTATAATCAATACCAACATGTAATACTCTTTCCTTGGCATCTACTGCACCACCTTCAACAAAGGTTGCCATTCCCCAATCACGAATAAAGAATGCATCTTTCTGAATTGATGAAGTGCTAAACAAGTCTTTTAAGTCGTTATAAATCACATCCGCATCATAATCTAAGTATCTACTACCTAAATCATCACCTACTGTAAGGTTAAATGTACCAATCTTATTACCGATTGCACCTTGTGTAACTTCTACGACTTCCCCCTGCTTTAAATTCTCATCAATTTCAGCAATCGTATCATAAGGAATTTCTTCGTTCACAGTTGCAGTTATTTGCCAATAACCAGTACCACCTGTGGCAGCCATATCCTCCACACCCATAATATCATGAGTAAAGCGTGAGTCCTCTTCTTCAATTGGATAATCAAATACGTATCTATTAGGGTATGCAGTCTTGTCATAACGTTCTGCACCATCAAAATCAACAGGTAAAGTAACGTTACGTTCTATAAACTCTGTACCGTCATCTGTTACGAATGTTACCTGTTTTGCAAATAGATACTTACCCATTCCATAGTCTGCCCCATAAGTGTCAGCAGTAGATATATCAAAAACATCTAGGTCTTGCCAATTCTTGACATGTACTGTTTCTCCTGCATGGTCTCCATCGTCTAATACAAAGTCATAGTCCTTATCCAACTGGGTCTTTGTTGCACGACTTTCAAACACAGAGGTAAAGTTGTTTCTATTAAACTTATAAGTGCTATGACTTACGTTATTTGTAAGGCCTAAACTTGTTCTTGCACCATTTGTTGGTTGTGTTGCTAAAAAGTCTGCTAATTTCTGACTTTCTTCTGGGGTTAAATCAGCCTGTGCATGTGCTTTCACTGTATTACCACATAACAATACAGTTGACATCAGTAATGATGCCCCAATTGTCGCTTTCTTTAAACTTTTCTTATTTTTCTTCATCAAATCTCTCCTTTTTCTAAAACACTTGAAAAATGCCAGTATGATTTATTACCCCATACTTGGCATTAAACTTCTCTATAAAATTGTAATAGGAAAATTATTTTCCCTCAATCACGATTACATTAACTTTCTTTGTTAATGTAGTACAAGCATCTATGGCAATAATTCCTAAATCTCTAAATGGTTCAAAGCAAGCATCTTCTCCAAACTCAGAACCCTTACCATGATACCTAGAATTACCAAAAGAACAATGCCAATGACCACAGATAATAGTCTTATCTTTGAATCCATGTCCACTTTTCCAATAAGCCATACCATTTATCCAACTGTATTCCTCAAAGTCTTTACAGTCTTTATCTTTATAATTCTCTGGCAACCAACCATGACAACACACAATAGTATTCCCATTTTTGTCTTTAAACTCAAAATAATCTACAAGACTGTTCATGTATTGAGTAAGGTCTAACCATTGGTTAGCATACATAAATATATCGTTATCATAGGCAGTTAGTGTCTTTCTACCAGATACATACTTAGCAATCTCTAATATAGTATCAACTGTACCATTATGCTTATCTGCATAATCAAATCTATGAGTAAATAAGCACTTTTCTAGGTTATACTCATGATTTCCCTTAATAAGAACCTTATTAGGAAGTGAGTTAACATATTGAATACACTTGACATTCTCTTTTCCACGGTCTAATAAATCCCCACACACAACTAAAGTATCTAACTGTTCGTTAAATCCTTTTTTATCTAATTCATTCTTTAATTCTGTAGAATGTCCGTGAACATCGCTAACTATAAAATATTTCATGCTGTCACCTCTCACTATTCATTAACTAAATCAAAAGGAACAGTAGAAACATCTACTACCTTTACAAGCACCTCATCAGTTGCTTCAATTCTCATCTCAACAGTTAAACCCTGTTCTTGCTTAGTGCCATTTAAGTACTCGCCATCGTAGTACCATGTGTCAGGTAAACAGAATCCACCTTTCACAACACCAACAGTTCCAACATTTAACTTTGTCACAGGAACGAACTTACCAAGAAGGAATTCTCTAGCATCCTTATCCGTTTTTCCATCAACATTCTCATATAATTCTGGGAATTTAATCTTTAAACTCAACAGGAATTGTGGAACATATTTTTCTTGGTAACTTTCTATGACACAACCTTCGAAATTACGCGGTTTATAGTGGATTAACTCATTAATTAACTCAACTGTCCAGTATTCTTTTTTAATGTAGCACGCACTACTGTCTAAGAATACATCTTCATGTTTAGAATAAAAGTCATATCCATGCCAACCACTTAGCCATGGAAGGTTGATATACACATAAGAACCACAATCCTTTAAAATACCCTCAAAGAACTTAAGTTTGTTTTCTAGTTCTGGGTATTTGTCTTGCATAGCAAAATAAATATCCTTATGCTTTTTAGAGTTTCTCGTATAACCAGTACGAACAACCTTCTTGAAATGGGTTCTGCACACACTCCTAAACGGTCCACCTGCATCTGTAAGTGTTCCATCCTCAATCTCTTTTTCACCATCTTCGTCAAGGATGTAGTACTCTGTTAGTTCTTCTGCACCATTCTTTCGTGAGAAAAGACTTGTGCCATCCAAGTAATTCCAGCTAATTAATCGTGGATATTTATTTCCCATGTAAGTTCCTCTACTTTCTCTTCAAACATTATAACACGAAAAAGGAGTACCTGTCAATTATGTACCCATCTATTAAATAAATAGAATAACTCTATTACTTGAAATTGTTAATGTCTAAATTCTTATCCAACTCTGGAATATCTTTCTTAAGTCTAATCTCTAATTCTTGAATATCAGAATTTAGTTCCCCAATCTTTTGGAAATACTGCTCTTTGTGTTCTTGGTCAAGCTTTAATTCATCAGCATAATCTCTCATGCTCTGTAATTTCTTGGTTAATTGATTTAATCTGCTAACATCTTCTAGTTGATGTTCTTGCAGCTCCTTGACTTGTCTACGAATATTCTCCACAACATCCATCTTGTCACGAACTAAGGTATAATCACTTGATACCTCTAGGTCATCAACCTTACACTTTCTTACAACACAAGTACACAGCACACCTTCTTGAATAGTAGGACTAATGTCAGAACACACTTCAAGGAAATATCCCTTAAACAATACCTCAAACTTCTTTTGAACATCTACTAAGGCTGTCATATTCTCAAAAATTTCACTGTTACCCCTAACATATTCGGTTATAAACACGATTCTAGCACCTTCATGGAAATTGATAAAGTGATTGGAGTTACATGTTTTCTGTACATCTCCGTATCTATCTGTGCTGATTGTAATTACTGCAGGAATTTACCCTTTTCCTGCTAAAAGTTCCCAACTATATTCTTCTTTCATTAAAGCACATCTCCTTGATAAATATCATAATCATAGTAGTCTCCACCACTCAATACTTCCCAAGTTGTTTCTTCTTCGAGGTCAAGAATAGAAGGATGAACTAACAACCAACGTGTTGAATGTTCTTGACAACTAATATCGTCAGAATGCACTCGTACCATGGGATTGGAATAATTAACTTCTAAGTATTGTAGCACACTCTTTAAACTTCCATTAAATTTCATAATATATATATCCCTCTACAATAACTAGTTTACCACAATTCAACTCATTTGTAAATACAAAAAGAGATAAACTAAATTATCTCTTCTTTTCAACTGTGCAGACAGCGTCATTGTGCCAACCACCATGAGCAACAAGCAAGATTTCTTCAATATTGAACCCAAGTGTCTTACCAATTCCACCAGAGTTCCAAGCAAAAGTGATTACATATCCATCACTCTTCACTATTCTACCAATCTCTTTCTTTAGATTTGACCAATAAGAACTTTGAGTTGTTTTATGGTCTACGGTCTTACCTAACTTTTTATAGCACTCAGATACCTGTCGAGGACTATACGGACTATCAAATAATACCATATCTACCGAATTATTCTCAAACATCTTTAAGAAATCTAATGCATCCAAATGATACTCAGTATCAAATGTTTCATCTAAGTCATTTGTGATATTTGCCAACTTGTTTCTATTAGCAAATGGGTCAATAATAACTGCATTAGGATTATCTACCTTAACCAACTCAATATACTTAGAAATCAACTTATGAATAGGTTTAATATCAAACGTGTTACTGTTTGGCATAGACCATTCTCGATTAATGAGTAGATTACTTGACGAGTGTATCATCAACTTCCTCCTCAAAATCCTTTAACTCTTTATCTAAGTCAAGACTTTCTCCATACCAGTTAAATGTTACTTCGACATCAGTTGAAATATCTAAGTGTAGTTTATCTGTTGCCGCAGTCTCCATATCATAAGCAAATCTCTTTTCTACTTCTCTGGCATATCTAAATGGAGAACTTAAAATAACTTCATCATGAATAGGAATAATAGGTTTAGCGTGTAATGCATTTAATCTGTCATCCCCATTCAATTTAATCAACGCTTTCTTAGACATGTCAGCGGCTGAATTATGAGTAACAAACCCATTTGCTACATAATAGCCACGCTCAGTATTACAAACGTCATACATGTCAACCCACTCATCTGTGATTTCAACAGAGTCTACTAGGTCGCATTTACCGAAAATATGTTCATCACGGTAAGTATCCTGCGCTTTAGATAACTTCTCTCTCTTATCATTACTAATAAAGCCAATATACCTTTCAAACACCCTATTGTCATATCTGGAAATACATAATGTGTAACTATCATCACACTTATTCTGTCTCCAAGTGCTTCTAATCCCAAAGAATGAAAGTGCTAACTGTATTTTATTTAGTAAGGTTGAATAATCATGATTCTTACCAAATCTAAGGGATATAGTTCCATTAACTATTGTTCCATCCCCATCAAACATCCCACACAAGTATCCACGTAGCATCTCAGTATCTTGAAACATTACATCTGGGATGTCAAATCTAGTATTTAACGTTCGTATCTCGTTAGCAAGAGTTTTGCTGTAGATATTGTGCCAATACAATTTCTGAGTTCTACCCTCTCGAACTCCGATAATTCGCTCATGGGTTTCCCAACACAAGGTAATTTCCTTTAACACATCAAGAACTTCCATTTCGTGTTCGGCAACAAGCAATCCAATATAACTACGTTCTTCATTGTTATAAGCTAAACATCCATCAGATGCAAGTCTGCCGAGGAAAATACCCATCTTATAAGAATCGCCAATATCATCTAAGTAATATTCATGCACATTTCTTGCTAATTTCTTTGTGACTCTCTCACTCTTATAAATATAATCAGACTTCACATAGCTATCATTACATTTAATTCTGCGTTTCATCTTTGTGTTCAGTAAGTCTTTGGTTTCTACAAATTTTTCTGTTCCTCTGGTATTAACTTCCAATAGTTTGTGATTAGGACTACAATTAAACTCGATTCCTCTGTTGTACTTAACACGACAAAGTTGTTTCTTACCGGTATATACAATATCCGCCCGTGTCCAATCTTTACCGTCCCAAACATGTAAACTCTCATCTACTACATCTTCGATTTTGACAATTCCATATTCTTTGGTGTGCAACAGTGTATTACCCAATTGACAGCCTTGTACAATCGAATTAACAACTTGTCTACGTGCTTGCGCTATCTTACCACCATTGCTTACTACGTAATAACCCTTTTTCTTTAATTCCTCTATCAAAGTTCTTCTCTGATTAAAGAACGCTTTGCGTACTTTGTTTATGATAGGGGTAGCATAAATATCATCTACCTTATCTCCCTTTACATATTCCCCATCTTTAGTTGGAATGGCCTCAAATACTTCATACTCAGGAAGGTTTATATCTGGTAATCTTCTCTTTCTTCCCCATAAGGTAGAAACCCAGTTATAATCTTTGGCATGTTTAATACTATCCTGTTCAAACTTTTCGATTGCAGGGAATCCCTTATAGACTGCGTTCTTTATCTCTCTAGCCTCTTCAAGGCTACAGTTTAACTGTTCTGCAATAGATGCATCTCCTCTTCCGTAGAGTATCCCGAGGAGTACCGATTTTGCACGTGTTCGATAGGATTTACCTTCTGTATTTGTGTCTGTCTTATGACCTGCAAACTTTTGTGCCTGTTCAGGTTTACAACGTAGCCACTTACCTTTATAGTTATAGAGTGGAGTTCCTTCTGGATAAAACTCTAAACAATCTTCATAATCTCTATGGAAAGATAGACTGGCAATCATAGCATAAAAGTCCTTTCCCTGTTCAAAGGTTTCAAACATCATCTTATCGCCGCAAACCTGTGCCATTACTTTAATCTCTTGCTGTGACCCCTCAAGAATAGTCAGCGGACATTAGAACATTACGTGTTCTTGCTTTGACTTTAACTGACTTTTTCATATATTACCACCCTCTTTCTACTGAATAATTCTACTTATCTTATCTGTGCCCTTTTCAATAATCATAACCCCATCTGTAGGGATTGTAAAGTCCTTACGATGTGATATGATATAAACTGACGATACATCATTTAATTTTGACATAAATAAGTTATATACGTTATTTGCCGATTGTTCATCTAAGAAGTCTGTAACTTCATCAATAACAAGAATATTAGAACTAAAGTTAGCATACTTACACAACATATCTCTAATAGATAACTGAATAATAATATCTACCTTAGTCTTTTCTCCGCCAGATAAACTTTCATATTCTTTTCCATCTAACTTAATGGATACATTATTACCACTTAACTCCATTGATAACTTATCAGTGTTAAATACTTCCAATGAAAATTCTTTCATTTTTGAGTTTAAATAGGAAATACAGTTTGATAGTAGTACACCTCTAAAATCTCTCTTTGTTAGGGTATTCATCTTATTCTGAATATCAATTCTTTGAGAAATTGTAGTTAATTCAGACTTTAATGTATCTAATTCAGTAGAATACTTATCATTCTCTTTTGTTGCTTTTTCAATGCCAGATAGATAGGTATTTCTCTTGTTATTGTAACTATCAATCTCAACTTGAATCTTAGAAATATTTTCTAACAGGTTCTTCATTTGAGATTCTACTAAATGCTTTTCCCTTTGGGCCGTTTGTTGCAACTGTTCTAACTTTTCAATAGAAGTTTGTATAGATGCAACATCTTCTTGATACCTCTTATTACACTCTGCGATAATAGTGTTATTTTCTTGTTCAATCTTATCTCTTTGTGTCTTTAATTGAACACCCTCATCTTTTAATTGATTGATTTCATTAACTAAGGAAGAAGTATCTGGCTTATGTACACCAATTAACTTCTGACCACAAGTAGGACAAATATCAGTAACAGACGATAACTCCTTATACTTATCTATCTTTCCTTTTAATGTTGTTCTCATTTCTGCTAACTTAACATCAATAGAAGATAAATCTGTAATACTCGGCTCATTTTTAATCTTAGCCTTTTCGTTATAAAGTTTCTTTAACTCTTCATCGTAGTTATCAAACACTCTAGCAGAAAACTCCTCATACTGTTTCTTATCACTGGCTAATTCAGTTTCTAAAATATCACAAGGAGAAAGATGATTCAACTCATATTGATAATCTGTAATCAACCTCTTGTTATTCTCTATGGTAGTAGATAATTGAAGAACACTATCTTCCAATTCACGCTTTTTATCGTTTAATGTTGTTAATCTCTTAGATAATCTATCTTTAATATCCTCAATCATAAAGTCAGAGTTAGATAACTGTTCCAAGATTTCTTTTCTACCACTAGGAGTATGATTTGTTAATTTGTTAGGCAATCCTTGACCTAAAATGATAACTGAACTTAATAACTTTTCTGTAATATTAGGTAAGTACTGAGATAAAATGTTTTCAGCATCTCTGATACCTTTATTCTCTATCTCTCTACCATCTACGGTAAATTCCATACCTGCAGGTTTGTAGAATCTCTTAACAGTATATTCTTTACCATCAACAGTAAAAGATAGATATACCCATGTTTCATCCTCTTTTACATACCTGTTATGAACGTCTTTCACCCCAGTTGGAGTAGAACCTGTTAGACACCAGATAATTGAGGAGCTGAATCCCGACTTACCCACTCCGTTAGAATTGGCATTATCTTCTTTATTGTGATTATAACCCTTTACAGCGATAAAACCACTTTTATTAAACTCGTACTCTGAATGTGCATAAGAGAGGAAGTTATGCATAATTAACTTGTTAAACACTACTTGCATATACTCTCCACCTCTTCCTTTACCATCTTATCATCACCAAGTTTATCAATCATAAATGTTTGAAATAACTCAATATGATTTACTTGGTTTAATTTTTCTTCTACTTCATCTTGTTTCTTTTTCTTAGGTTCATTACTTAATAAAACCTTAAAATATTTAATATTCTTATCACTACTTAGCTTCTTTGTAACATTATCTACTTCATCTCTACCACACTTAAAACTAACTACTGCATTTTTCTTCAATTTCTTCAAATCAGATAGTTTTGATAAATGATAGAAATTTAAAGTATAAGGGTTTTCAATCAACTCTACTTTACCACCATGAATATGTGCAACGTTATGGCTATAGATATTAGCATCTTCACTAAAATTAAGACCTACAAAGTTACCAATATTTAATACATTATCTGCTAAATAAGAACCATTATGGATATGTCCATTAATAAATAACTTTGCACGTTTTAACTTTTCTAAATCAAGTCCATTTACGGTCTTGAACTTACCAACCTGAATACCTGCAATGTCATTATGACTAATTACAATATCAGCAGTATCTAAAAGGGAATAATCAAACTTATCGGGATTGTATAGGTATGGTACATACAATATACCATCAATGTTTTCAATCTCACTGATAACCTTAAATCTTAAGAATTGAAGTAATAAAACAGAGTTACTTTCCTTACTTAACTCATGATTACCAACAATAACAATGTGTTCGCACTTAGCCCACTGAACCTTTGCTAAGGCACTAATTTCTTCTGCATTTACATCAGAACGGTCAAAGAAATCACCAACATAGATAATCTTCTTAACCCCAAGTCTTGTTGCCTCTTGTTCTACCCAATTTAAACTATCTACACAGTAGTCTAATCTATCCTTAATGTAAGAAGTATTAACAAAATGTACATCACCAACAACTAAAATATCATTATTTGCCATAAGTTCTCCGTTCAATGTTTCCCTTAACCCTTACCTCTGATAGGTCTAATGTTGGATTGTCAATGCCAACACTCTTTAAATACTCCAACATCTTCTGATACTGTTGTCGAGTTACGTGCATAATTACCTTTATTCTTTCGCTATGTAAGAATGTCTCTTCTACCCTAGAGAATGAAATGTTTTGAGCAAATAAAAATGATTCTAACCCGCTTGCTTCATAACTGTTTAGATAAACATTACACTTATACACGGTTTTATTCGTTCTTGACAATAAGATATTTGATAATTCAACTGCCAAACACTTGCCTAACACAAACACTACTACAGAGTAAATATCATCCCCTCTTGTTAGGTTTTTAAATAGGTAAGCATAGACAGTAGCATCAATCGCCGTAATTACCATTGTCTGTATCTTATCACCTTTTACAAGTAGGACACTTCTCAAATTAGCAGTTGTAGATGATACAAGTGTTAGTATAAATAGTAAAAATAGTCCTGCATAATTTTCCAAAGTGAACCACTCCTTTCTCACTAGTACAAATTAAGCATGCCACTTAACTTGTTCAGGCTTAGCATATTCCAAGTCTGGGTTATTATCCAAAAATTCCTTCATCTTTTCTACTTCCACTCTCTTCATCATATGTAACATTTCTCTAGTGGATAGACACTCTACTTGATTCATTACGTGCCAAATATGTGCAATACTTTCATAAATAGGTAACAGCACCGTATGGTCTTTTTGTATAACTGCTACACTTAGTAATGTCCTAAATGGCAAATCTTCTGCCTCAATGATGTAAAACACCTTATCGAAAAACAATACTGAAAAACGATGCTCATTTTTCTTTAATACACGCATCTTTCCATCTTTAATTAACTGAGTTCTCTCTAAATTCATCCTATTTCTCCTATAATACAGTACACATAGTACTATATGCTATCAATATTATAGCAAAAATACGAAAAACTGTCAATAGGCAAAAAGAAAAAAGGTGTAAAATTACACCTTTAGTACTTTTCAGCTTCTCCCAAGAGTACAATCTGATGAGCAGTCTTAGAAGTTTCCTCGCTTAGCAATTCTTCAACCTTTTCCAACTCATTCATTAACTGTGTGTGAACCTTTTGCAAATCTCTCATACGCTTGTTATGTAACTTAATCTGATTCTTAACCGATGCAATTCGCATACCCTTATGTTCGTCAAACATATCTTCTTCGTGACACTTAGCAACCGAGGTGAACGCAGTAACATCACATCCACAATCATCTTCCTTCACTAACGCTAATGCACTTAATGGTAAGTTATACTTGTCAAACAACCAAGCATGTGTCTTTAGTGCCACTGTATGACACTTTACTACCTTGTTACCAAATACTTCGTAATTTTCCATTTTAATTTCCTCTCCTATGACTTTTTATAGTCTTTATTAAATTTCTACCCCACCTTGTTGTAGGCGAAGTTTTAATGCTTCGATGTAATCTTCTTCTGTCTTTGTAACATACTTAGTAGTATTCATCCAACGATTTGCTACTGTCTTAGCACCCTCTAGGGCATCTTCACAAATCCATGTACCAATACCCTTTTGTAAGAACATTTCAACCAGTTTTTCCTCTAATTCTTCAATCATGTGTTCTCCTTAACAATACTAATGTTAGCACAAATTCTACTATTTGTCAACTGTACTCCAACCACTTTTTGTTAAAAAGTCTGAGAACTCTTTCAATGAAGGATAAGGAGATTTAATACCAAACTCTGAAAGGTTTGTAATCTTACTAAAATCTAATGTACTAATAACCTTAATACGACTATCAGTAATCTCTGTATTAACATCTACTACTGCACCTGATGAGAATAGTTTTGTCAATACTTCTGTATATGATTCCTTAACTTCTTTTTCTTTATCTGCCTTTGAAGAATATTCTCCGACTGGGTAGTTATCTGTAAATGTTACTGTAGTAATTGTATCTTCCTTATAATGTGCAATAATTACACTATCATCTTTCTTAAAAATTGTTTCACTCTTTGCACACCCAGTTAATGATAACAAAGAGAATAACACACATATAATTGCTTTAATCATAGTAATCCCCCAATCAGTATTAGTGCAAACAGAATAACATAACTAATAATTAACTTCATGTTTTTGAATTTGATTACATATAATCCAATTGCAAAATCCCAACACAAAATTACACAAACAGTTACAATGTATGGGACAATAGCAATAGTATTTGTCACCCACAATACAATAAAGTTAATTGCTAAAATGGTGTAGATTGGAAGTGATACAACACCTACCATCCACAAATCATAGTGTCTAATAAGATATAATACAATACCTATAAATACAAAGCAGGAAAGTGTTATAATCACCATGTTTAACGGTTCTAACACTTTTTATCCCCCTTTGCAACGTATAGTAATGACAGTACTAATGTAATAATTGCACCCCACATTACAGGATTATCTACAACACCTGTACCAATCTTATCAACACTCTTCTTTGTATCTACCTTTGGTTTATCGTTATTTGGCTTTTCTACTTCGTTATTAGTTTTCTTAAAGGAAATCTTATCTACCTTTGTTTGGTTATCGGTGGTTAATACACCCTCTGTGTATAACACCCCATTATCAGTTGTTCCTACAAACACACTCAACGAATACTTTTCATTATACCCATCTGCATAAATAGTGTACTCATGATTACCCACATTAGTGTACTCTAACTTCAATTCGTTGCCAGTAATTTCTTGCTTTTTACCATTTTCCTCTACAATAATTGAAGATGAATCGGATTCAATTGGAATATTGATAACAACACTATATGATGCATTAGTTGTTGTAGTAAGTCCTAGTACAACTAATAGGGTAATGAGCATTTTCTTTAATAGTTTTACCATGTGCAACTCTCCTCTAATGATTTAATCTGTTTAATCATTTCTACTGGTTCAGATACTTGTACTGAAATCTTACGTGTCTTGCCATTTCGTTGGTGAATATAGGCTGTTGATTCATACTCACCACCTCGATAAGAGATATATACATTAATAAGTTTATCACTGATGACCTTTACACCAACTAATCTTGTAAGGTTATTCTCTAAAACCCTAACAACGTAATTATTTTCAATTAAATAATTCTTAATTTCTTCCATTGTACTCACTCCTATACTGTTCCTTTGATATTTCATCTAACTCACCTACTAACACAGTTCTATTTGTATCTGTAGTTGTCTTACAGGTTGTTAGAGCAACTGTCTTTTTATCATTATAAAACTTTCTATCCGAATTGTCAATATCCAAGGAAAAAACTTCCTTATCATAGGCACTTGTTTCAAAACATCTAGTAAATGTTATACGATACACTTTATCCCTTATTAACAAATAGCCTGTTAAATGCTTAGAAAAAAAGTTATTATCCATAAACTTCTCTAAATCACCAAACATCTTTCCGCCTGCCATGTGATGTCCATATATGATGTTATAATCATTACTAAATGAACTATCATTCTTAAAATCTAAGAAAATACTTCCTGCAAGTGAGTACTTACCAAAACAATCTTTGTTTATGTACTCTAAATTATCTTTCCCTTGCATAATAGGGTAATCTATATGAGTATCTGGTATCTGTAACCAAGCAATCGCATTAGGAACATCATCAAAGGTGATAGCATCATCTGTTACAGTAGGCTTATATCCTAGTGCTTGTGTAATATCTGCCTTGTTATACACATTATAGTTATCCACTAGACAATAACCACCAAGAAACATACAAATCAACCCCACAATAACAATTACATTATCAATAAAGTTGTTTGTATGTTTAAATGGATAAGACTTATTCAAATCCTTAATTTTCTTGGTGATATTCATATACTAATTCTCTTCCTTTTTCTTACTTGCAGAGAGCATTATCATTGCACCACCTGCTAATACAACTACAAAGTATGGCATAGTTGTTAATAAGATGCCAGTAGGAATTACACCTGTTTTACTATTTGTGAAACCTGTCTTGACATCAAGGTTATTCATTGTTCCAGTTTGTTCACCTGTATAAGATTCTTCTTCTGTTTCACCTGTAATACCCTTTGTAGATACATAATCTTCTGCATCTTCTGTTAATTCGTACTTAACACCTTTAGCAAGACCTTTCACAGTAACAAAAGTATTATTAGTCATCTTAAATGTTCTAGTAGCATTACCATGTTCATCTGTTACTAAAACTGTCTTTGTGCCTGTTTCTGGTTCATCTTGTGCATCACTACGATTACCACTATACTCAATTGTGTACTTACTATTTGGACTAGCATTTGTAATCTTTAAAGTAAATGTAAACTCTTTAAATTTATTACCTTGATTACCTGTAATCTTCTTACCAAAGATTAAATCGGAAGATTCAAATGTATTTACAAATCCTGTTACCTTATCCTCTAATTTGTATGGTGCATCACCCTCTGAATTTAATGCAATGTCTGTTGCATTTGAGTGCAATACATAACCACTAACTGCTAATGTGCCATTATTATCTGTAACAAATACATCCATTATCTTATCTGTGTCATTTGTAACACCTGTATTTGTGCCTGTTTCTGAAATAACGTATCTATAAATTCCAGGTTCTGTAAAGTTGCAACCTGAAAAGTCAATCGTACCAGTTTTCTTAACAAACTGTTTTCCTGTAGGAACTTCTCCAACTGAACCAATTTCACCCTCTGTTGCCACATTTGTTGTATCATCAGCATTGAATGTAATATCACTGATTGTAGGAGTGCCAACACCTGCTAAAATCTTCGCATGTGTCTTATCTCCTGCTTTAGCAACACCTGCTTTTACAGTAAATGAGAATGTTGCATTAGGTACTTGAATACCCTTATCCATGACAAAGTATTTCTCAAACTCTGCTTCTGTTCCATCAATTCCAACATAATTTGAACTTGATGTGCCAATTGCGTGTACCTGTGAAATAGCACCAGATAACACTAATGCAGTAATTGCAAAACTACCAACTAAATTCTTAATTTTCATATCTTTCTTTCTCCTTATTTTTATTTATAAGATAATCTTTACCATTAGAATCCACGTCTCCTAATCAAAAAGAATATCTTACCTGTTACATCTTTTTCTTGTATCGTGCTAAACATTCTACTATCACCTAAATCTTCTCTATAATCATTTAACACAAACAATTCACCTTTACCAACTTTTACAGGAAAAGAAACATCTCCCTTTTGTAGAAGTGTATTTGTGGTACTCAATACCTGTTGCCCATCAACTGTTAAAATACCTTTGTCAGTAATATTAACTTCTTGATTCTCTCTGGCAATTACTCGATATAAAGTATTATCATATAGAATTATATCGTCTATATGAGTATGCTTTTCATATTTTTCTACAAAACATAAATCTCCATCATGTATTGACGGAAACATATTATTGTTGTAGTATATAAACATACTTCCGATATAGGTATGTATTAGAAATAAGGTGATTACAATGAGTACTATCTTTTTTATCAATCTTATCATAAGTTCCTTCCTAAAAATGAAAGGGAAAAAGCACTACTTTTACATAGTACTGATTCCCCATAAAATTTTTATAACTTTGTTGCAAAAATCTATTGACACATCACTAAACATAGTCTATACTAAGGGTACAAGTTGAGTGATGAGTTAATTACTCACATGTAGTATATGCTGGTGTATCAACAACTGTTTCAGTCCAAGCCTGAGATACTACCTGAGTTTCATAGTGACCTACTTCGTCATAGTGAGTAGTATTTGGTTGATTTTCAGCACGGACACTGTAAGATAAGCCATTACTTGCAGTATAATCAGCAACCCTGTTTGCAAAATCTGCACTGCCGTCTTGATACCACTTCTCACCATTAGAGAACTGAACATAGTAAACTAATGTATAAGTTGTTTCATCGTGAGCAGGAGTATCTACTACCCAAACCTGTTGAGTTACTGCTTCGTGATAAACGTTATGGGTAACTGCTTCGTGATAAATTGTCTTACAACCATTATCGGATACGGTATTCTTATTAGAAGAAGTATTATTAGAAACATTAGTAGAAGTATTTGTATCTGTGACTTCAGTAGTCTTTGTTTCTTCTACCTTAGTGTCAGACTTCTTATCTTCTTTAACTTCCTGCTTATTGTCCTTCTTATCTTCTTTCTTAGTATCAGACTTCACAGTATTCTTCTTACCTTCCTTATTTGTAACTTCAGAAGTTTTTTCTGTATTAGTCTTGACATCGGACTTCTTATTTGCTAACATATATGCAGATACAGCGATTAAGATTGCTACGATTACTGCGATTACTACATTCTTCTTATTGATAAACTTTTTCATAGTTATTTTCTCCTTGGGCTAAGTTTAGCCTTTTTTATTTTGCTAAGTGGATATGCAAAAACTCATTTTTGTCAATCCCTTAACTACATACATATCATAGCATATTTTGGTAGTATCTGTCAATAGGTAAATGATAAATTTTTTAATTTTTTTTGAAATTTTGTTTAGATAGATAAAAAAGGGAGATTTCTCTCCCTTAATTAACTTAATTCTTCTTCTTTGCTAAAAGGATTACTCCTAATGTAGCAAGAGCAACTACACCAATACCTACGAATAGTAATGGATTTGTTTCCACACCTGTTGGTGGGATAACAATAGCATTATCAAGAACGTTAATCTTGATTAGGTCTACGCCTAGCTTATCCTTACCAGTACGTGTAATTGGATACTTCTCTGTTGAGATTTCATATCCTTCTGGTGCTTTTGTCTCCATAACATACATTTGGTTGTCTTGGTCATAAGCTAACTTGAATGAAACTTGTCCATTCTTATCAGTTACACCAACTGCATCCTTACCATCTTTATCCTTGGCGATTGTACCATCTTGGTTATAAACAGTAATTTCTGCACCTTGTAAGTAATGGTCTACCTTTTCAGCATCAGCCTTAGCAATACGAACATCTAAGTCCATTGATACTGTTACAGTCTGTGCTTCATCTAAGATGTTTGCGTGATGGCCTACTAATAAGCCTTCCTTAAACATATCTTCGAACGCAACTAACTTGTGACCAGCATACTTAGATGGGTTGAACTTAGTCTTAACAGTGATAAAGCCATCTGATGTTTCAGGAACGAATGTTGTTGTAGTCTTAATTACGTCACCATTTTCATTCTTTAAACGTTCAAATTCAGCAGTATTCATTGTACGTAAAACATCTTCACTAACACCTGCTGGCTTGATTACCCACTCATTTACAAGTGTATATTCCTTACCAACGATTAAGTCATGATATTCTACTGTATCTGTTAAAGTTTGTTCTGTTTCTGAACCAGTTGCTACATTAGTCTTTGTTTCTTCAACACTTGCCTTTGTACGCATTTTGGATTCAAGAACTGTAATTTCTGTTGCGATAGTATTTACTTCTGCATCATTAGAGATTTCAAAATCAGTAACTTCATTGATTAAGTATCCTTCCGGTGCTTTAGTTTCGATTAACTTATAGTTACCTGCCTGTAAAGCATCTGATGCAGATGTATAGTTACCTTGTGCATCTGTAACGATTGTTTCCTCTGACATCTTGCCAGCCGCAATAATCTCAGATGTACCATCTTTGTGCATATACTTCACATCATAGTTGTTAGGGTTTAAAATCTTAAATTCTGCAACACCTACTGGTTCATTTGTTTCTCTATCAATCTTCTTGATATTGAATCCTGAACGCTTTACACCCTCACTAATTGTGTATTCATTACCACCAACTAATTTTGTGACAGAGTTTTCATCTACAATATTAAATAACGCAACCCCATCCTTAACAGAGATTTCCTCATTAGATGCGTTTAATGTCTTGTGTTCAAGAGTATAACCATTTGGTGCTTTTGTCTCCTCAACTGTGATAGTACCTAATGGAAGTGTTGGAACACCCCCAGTTACGTAAAATTCATCTCCAGACACTTTGTAATTCTCTCCTAATGTAGTAACATACTTACCCCCAACATTTAGAGTTTTTAACACCCAAGTTCTTGTTGCTTGTTCAGGTAATGTATCGAATGTATATTGACCATCGTAGTACTTAACTGTGAACTCAGCACCTTCTAATGGAGCAGGATTTTCAATACCTTCAGCGGACTTCTTCACTAACTCAATAGCGGCAGGGTCATTTAATGGCATGTCAACTGAATTAACAGTCCATGTTGAAGGATTAGAAGCAGATACAGTATATACTGTTGGGTCTAAAGAGAATCCCTTTGGTGCTTTCACTTCCTTAACATATACAAATGGATTACTTGGTTCAACTGTAATCTTTTCTGGTGCAGAAGCATTACCATTAGCATCTGTTACTAATGTGTATAATGGTGCATCAGATAAATCAGCCTTCTTATGTACTTCATACTCTGCCCCACTTAAATCCTGTGCATAGCACTTGTTCCCAAGTGTAAGAGATGGAATACCATTTGACTTCTTTATAGTTAAATTGATTTCTCTTGGTAATGGTTCACCTTCAGCAACTGCCCAAACAATCATTGTTAGGTTAGTATCAGGTGCTTTAGCAACACCATACTGTTGTAACCAGTCTCTCCAGTTAGCACCAGTAGCACCATCACCATTGTTATAGGTTGTAGACCAACCTGTGTTATCAGGAAGTTCTTCTGCTGTACCTGAACGAGTACCTGCTAAACGTAAAACATTAGACTTTGAGTCATAAGCAGCCTGCATATTGTTGCCACCGTCCCAATAGATACTTGAGACACCAACAATTCTTGCACGACCTGTTTGAGAACGAGCCTGTGCGTCAGCTAATGCCTCTCGTGCAGCCTGTTGATAAATCTCTAAGTAAGGGCGAGTTCCACCATAAGCATTTGGATTCATTGTCTTACCAAGCATACCCTCGATACGAGCCTGCATGTTGTTCATGGAATCTTCATTCCAACCTTGAATTGGGTTGCCATCAGCTCCCCACTGGTCGAACCACACTGTGTAACCTGGGTTGTCACCTGTTACCTGACCACCACCAGAACCACCAGCACCGGCACCACCGTTTGCATAAACTGGTTGGAATAAACCTGTTACCATAGATAATACTGTTAAAATAGACAGCATAAACATGGTAAATTTCTTTAGTAAATTCTTCATTTTCTACCTTTCTGTTGACCTTGGGTATAATATATATATATTACTAAGAAAAGGTCTACCTTTCTTTTTGTTTTTTGAACAGTGTTCTTCCCACTGATGATGCATTTTTAAAAGTTCCTTACAATTCACTCTACATTATATCACACAATTTGTGATTGTCAATATCTAGTTAATTCGTTTTAACATTTTGTAACTCTTTTATACAGTACTTTCAAATTTCCACAGTCATAAATTCTGAACCAATGGTTATTCTTCATATTCTCGACCTCAGTTAATTTCGAATCAAAAACCTTCAGTATATTTGGTAGTTTATGTTTTTGGGCTTGGTATCTTGACATAGTTGTTTTCCCATTTGAGTAGAAATAACTTATCGGTGTATAGGAGATAAATTCCCACCCGCCAGAGAAATACCCTGCCCCAGAAAACTTTCCTCTGTCTACATAAGAAATCATCTCATTGTATGGCTGGTGGTTCATTAATTTAGAGAATCCACCAACTACTTGCCAACCCACTTTAGAACACATTCTTAATAGTTCAATCTCACCACTCTTAAACCTTGATTTTCCAATAGTGATTAACTGAACGAGTTCTTCATCATAATATAAACCAAGTCGATATGTTGAGTTAATTGCTCCTTGTAAATGGTTTGCACTAAGAAAGTTTGTTGCATCTGTACTAGACACTAATTTAACTTTACAATCTCTAGCATACACTCTTTTATCATATATTCCAAGAGCAGACTTTATTAACGATTTACAAATATCCTTATGTTCATGCCACTCACTTTCGAATATATGAATAAGCCTTATTCCCAACTTATCACATAGCTCTGTCTTAGTAATATGGTAATCCTTATCTTTAACATCATCACAGTGATAATATACTCCATTATACTCTATTGCGAGTTTCTTTTCTGGAATATAAATATCTAATTCGTAAGGTGAGATTATCTTTCTTGTATTAGTCTCAACTCCGACATCTCCAAGTATGTTCTTAACGAAATCAAGAACTTCAAGTTCATTCATAGAACTAACATGATTATCCATAGCATATTTTTCTATGATTGGAATATCACAATTTCTGATATAGGTTCTCTGAGAAGATTCTACAATCGGTTCAACAATATGTGCCTTATACCAACCTTGCCCAAACTGCTTAACAAGTTTAGCAACTAAAGTACAATCGTTTTCTCTTTCAAACTCTTCAATTTTTTCATTTTGATGTTCAATAGCTGCATGATTTGCATTTATTACCTGCAAGTAATTATCTGCACCATATCGTTCTTGAAATGTTTTTGTTGCCTTCTCCTTATTGGTGTATCCAGCATCCCCATATCGAAGTTCCTTTGTTTTTTTCATTTTATCTGGGTTTGAGAATGTTGCATTTCCATACCGTTCAATTCTTGTCTGCCTAGACTTTTCCTTAATCGAGCTTAGTTGAAATACATTCTCTACTCCATATTCTTCTAACCATCGCTCACGAGTTTTCTTTACAGCTTCGACTCTGCTACATTTTGGGCATATTTTAGCATATCCCTTGGTCATTGACAGAAACTTTGTCTCAACTCCACAACATGAGCAAACGTGTGGGGAAGGGTCTAAATACTTATCATAATACTCTTTTGAAGTTATACCATGAGTTCTTAAATGCTTTGAAAGATTTCCCCCACAGGATTTAAATTCCTTACCACATATTTCACATTTAATACTCATTAATTCTCCCTTACCAAAGTATGACCACTTGCAATCTCGTTTAAACAAACTACCTTACAAGTGTCAATATCCTGCTGCCTAAGTGCGATGCCAAATTCCTTAGCAATCAAAAGCCACGAATAGCAATAATCACCTTGATTTACTTTAGGCAACCACTCAGACGGACCCTTTGCACCCTTACGTCTATTTTCCTTATTTAATACAGAAACACCAACATTTTCGTCTTGGGCAAATTTATTCTTTTGCTCATTTGTCCAATTAATATCCCCATACTTAGCTACGTAGTTGAGAGGTATTATATGGTCGAAATCGATAATTTTAATGTCAGTAATTTCTTTATCTGTATAAGGGTCTTTATAAACAAATGGTTCTTTACTAATAAGATATTGAGAAGTATAAGTATCGTATTTAACTCTACTTACCTTTTCCCCATCTAATGTAAACTTCTTAGCAGGCTTCTCCCAATCATCACGATTATATTTTTCTTTGTTTTCGTGCGTAGATACCTTAATACTATCTACCAAACTTAATATATCTTCCTTTGTTACTTTAGGTGTATTATCTTGTTCAGTAGATTGCTTAGTATCTTCTTCTTTTTGTTCTTCCTGCTTTGGTTCTTCTTGTTTTTGTTGTTCTTGTGTTGTAGTATCTGTTTCGCTTGGAACAGTCGGTGGTTGTTCTTCTGGAACAAGTCCTAATTTATTGAATAATGGGTCAAACACTTCAACTGGATTCTTTGTATCAACCTCATTACCAAAAGAACTAGGTGTGTAACCCCCAATCTTTAACAAGCCAACAAGTATTAAACAAATAACTAATATTCCTAATAATTTCTTAGCCATTAATCCTTGCTTTCCAGTTGGAGTATTACTTTACCAAGTAAAGTTGGTTGTACTTCGATATTAGTAATCTTACGTACACCATCATCTGTAACTACTTCTTCTCCAACTTTTAGTAGTTCGACAAATTTCCATTCACCAGTTGATAACTCTACTTCCTCACACTTCTCAAATGTTAGGTCATCAACCTCTCTATAATCTATACCACCACAAAACATCGGTCTAATCATCTTATCATGGGAAGGTATATTCTGCAAATTCGGCGAGTTTGAGCTATATCGCCCAGTATTATGATTTATAATACCATTAGCGATGAAACTATGTGTGTTTGGGACATGCAAATCAAACACATCATTATGTTCATACTCGATTTTTTTGATTGCTAAATAGATATAATTATCCTCTAAAATTGCTTTTATTTTACATGAGTTATGACCCCACTCACTTGTTATAAGTTCACTCTTTCTCGGTTGCACCATCCCAACTACTGTATTAAATATATATGCATATTCTTTTGACAGTGTTAGTTTGTTGCTTATGTACTCACCAACAACATTCCCTAGATGGTCATGTGTGGGCTGTTTACTATATCTGCTAGAACTAATCATAGAATAAATACCAATATTCATAAGCACATACTGGATAAATCTTGCATCTGTTTGATTGTACATACTAATAAAAACTCTGTGTGACCCTACATCAACAGAACTATCTAATGTCAATCCTTTAATATATGCTAAGATAACAGACTTTGGTGATTTGTAGATGAAATCTGGTATTTTCTTATTTCTAGCACCTCTACACAAAAATTTAGACATGTTGATGAGTGCTATGCCACTAAAGCAAGTATTATATACTCCCTTTCGCTTATCTTTTACGACAAAGCAATCTAAATTAAATAATGACTTTACTAGATAAATCACTCTATCTCGTACACTCTCATCTTTATTCGAAATCATAATTCTAAATACCCCATTAGATACTCGTAAAGAACCATCTGCATGATACATCCCCAACAACTCAGCAAATTCCTCATTTACATATTCTGGGATAGTTATATTATCGTTCTTACATCTCTTTGAATTATAAATTTCTAAGTCTAGTTTAACATACTCCGTTGGAAAGATATTATATCCAAAAGGTATTTTCACATATTGCCCAACAGTTAGCTCATCTAATCGTCTAAAGCAACAAGAATCTTTAAGTAATTCCGCTTTCTTTTTGTGAGATAATGATGAATACTTATTTTTAGAGTATTTAGAGGCTATAATTGGATGATTATATGTTCCCTCGATAGTAAGCCCGCCAACAGTGGTTATCTTTATGGTTGGTACATTCGAGTACTTAATTCTATGACTTGCTTTTTCATAATCTAAGTCCTTATTAACGATTGAAATATCAGTTTCTACAAAAGTTTCATCCCTTTCAGTACCATCAAATAAGTCCCCAATTGACACATATCCAGTATCTGTCAGTAATAAACTATCTTTTGTTATACAAGCAGTGCCGGTAGCGTTAAACGAACAATGTATCTTATCGTCTGTCTGTCTTACACTAGGTAATTTCTTGATATATGTGTTCAGTAGCTTTAATGCACCTCGGTACGCTAGTAATGCCTTAGTAAAAGGTATATTTATTTTTTCTAAGACTTCTTCTCCAACTTTTCTACCATCAATCGGTTTTATCTTCATAATATCGTATAAAACAATTGCAACTTGTTTTGGAGAAGATAGATTAACTGGACTGTCTAGTTGCTCATGTGTTAAGCACTGCTCCTTATATGGAAGTAACTCTGTATAACACTCTTCTAATGCTTTTTCTAGTTTTTCCTCATACTTAGGAATAATAGATTCTGTGTAAGGCATATCTAAATATACCCCAGTTTCTTCCATATTGATGGTAGCATCTAATACAGCCATTTCAATATTTCTAAATACATAATAAAGATTTCTGAAATCTTCTCTTGGATGGTCTACACGTAGGAATTTTCCTTGGAATTGCTGTAATTCTCTGGTGTCAATAGCATCGTGAGCTGCGTACATATAGCCAACTTCAATTGGAACATATTGGAAACCTATCTTATTAAATAAATCTCCGAACGTTGCCTCATCTTGCTTAGAAACATATTTTCCATGTAAATCCTTTAGTTTGTGAGATTCATTCTCATTTAAGATGTATCCACCTATCTGAGTATCCCACCAACACTTCAATCTAACACCAAATGTGCGCAATATCTTTCGAATATCGAAATCTGCATGATGCATTATGATATTTGCTGTTATCCTAGAAAGTGCTTGTATGATTGATTCCTTAGATAACTGATTTTCTACTAGTTCTCCTGTAAAATAATCAATATGTCTATAAGGACAATAACATGCTTTTTCACCATCTACATACAAACACAGACCAACTACAGTATCAGTAAACTCTAAACCTGTTGTTTCGGTATCAATAGATATATAACCACACTTATTACCAAGTTCAATGTATTCTAATAACTCTTTTTCATCTCGTATGATTCTATAATCGTCTGGATTGTATAATCTGGCACTTTCTGTTCGAGCAAATTCAACCTTTTCTAAAAAACTTTTTGCCTTTTTTTCTTCTTTAGTAAGTTTCTTAGGTTTTTTGAGTTCGTCTAACGTTTGTAAAACTAACTCTGTATTATCTCGTCTCTGTAATCCCATCTCATTTCCTTTCTCAGCACAATTATATCATATATCGTAAAACTTGTAAATATAGAAGGGAGTTCATTTTTCTAAACTCCCTAAATCTTTATCCTCTAATATGTCCAGTATGACAAATATACATCGTTACCTGTTGCTGTGGTACAAGTATACATAGCAATAGGGCCTGCTGGGTTCTGCGAATAATACTCACCTGTAGACTTTGTTACAGTTCCATAGTTATGTGCGTTCCAATCTTCTGACACTTTATATAGAGTAACAACACTTCCATCTGGTTTATACCATGTTGCAGTAGTTGCCCACTCAATTGCTGTGAATCCCATGTAATTATGTGCCCCAAAAATCATTGGATAACCTTCACCTACCCAACAATCACCTCTATCTACAATATCTTGGAATCCCCTACTCTCTAGTGCCCAAGAATATCCACCTACATATAATCTTCCCCAGTTTCCCATAGCCATAGCAGGTGCTTGGTAACTTGGTTGAGAATATGTATCATAAGAAGTATTGTTAGCATAAGATGTTGAATAAGAAGTTGTATTAGATACATAGGCTTTCTGAGCTTCTTGTGCAAGTCTTTCTTGCTCCAATCTCTCCTGCTCTAATCTTTCTTGTTCAATTCTATCCTCTGCTTCTTTGATTGTTGTAGCCATATCAACTACATTTGAACACAGTTGTTCACTACCATTCACCTGTTCAATTGTTGGCACAGCAGTAGAAACACCTAACTCAACTAAGTTAAGTGTTCTATCTAACTGTTGGATTGGTAGGTTAGGCAATAAAGCCAAAATAAAACTTAATAGTACATTCATTGTTGTTTTTTAATATTCCTTTAATTCTCAATTATTAAATCTTGAAGGTAATTTTCCTCTTACCTTCTTCCTTACTTACTTCATCTGTTTTAATTGTGAAGATTTTCTTTTCTTCACCTATTTCTTCATGTATATCTGGAACAACTTCTTCCCCTTTATCTACACTAACCTCTTTTGTATTCTTTGAGATAGCAAAAGTATCTGTAAATTGTTTCTTCTTACGTGAAGGGGATTTAGGTTCTCTACCATATCCATAAAAACCAAACTCATCATCTGGTTCTTCTTCAACCTCTTGGATATACTCGTTTGGAATTTGTTCTACAAATCCCTCAAAACATTCTTTAGGAACTTCTGCGTTTTCATCTCCAAACTTCTGTTCCTTAAATATCTTGTTGTTATAGGTGTCTAGTCTATCCTCATCAAACACAAAATCTCTTGCTTGTTTGAAGAAGTAAAACTGTGTTTCGTAGAACTCGTTACCAGACATACAGAACCCACGACCCTTTATCTGTGGTTTACTACGGTTGCTTATCTATATTGTTCATGTAGGTCGCTAATCTACATCTATTTTATAAAATAGCATATACTTTCATATATGTACAGACTATATCTTCATCTCTTTCGAGAGTCTACCATTTCGATTTAAGGGATTCTCACCCACTTGCTTAAGCCCTACTCCTGTTGCCAACAATGGCTAATGGATAGTCGTTGAAGTTTTTTCTTTTCAAAACTTACCTGCTGATTGTCAATTATAAAAACACTTAGGTTTACACCATATGTCATCATCTACATTTTTTCTGTTTTCACAACTTTCACACTTGTGCATATTTCATCACTATGTTGTAGTTGTAGATGCTTTACGAGTTCCCAGCAATTAGATAGAATTTTATTATTGTAGTCGTTGCCAACTACCAAGACTTTTGCAAATCTTTGTCAAATAATCTAGCGGATGCACCATCATCAAAACCACCTACGATAATTCTTTGTTGGATATTATTCATCTGGTCACTGTTTATAGTACCTTGAGTTATGCTTTGCGCGGCGATACAAACATGTACACCTGCGGCACGACCCAAACGCAATATCTGACCTAGTGCAGTTTTAATATCATCCAGTGCCCTATAATCATCACTACTCATTAAGGCATTCATTTCATCTATAAGTAGAATCATGGCTTTAACCTTAAATTCACCAGTAGTTTTCTTAATATCCCCATCTTTGATATAACTATTATAACCACGATATTCAACTAACTTAGGATTTCTTAACTCATTGTTCTTTAATCCATTGTAAATATCCTCAATAGTCATAAATGTTTGGCATCTTCCATCAGGGTGCATCTTTGCCATCTTTTCGTAGTTCCTATCAGTCTTATCTAAGTCCTGCCAAACACAGAATATCTCATCAAACTGATACTCTCTACCAAACAGTGTATAGTAGTTTACTGTTAGGTTTCTGATATTGTACACATTGTTTACACCTGCTGTAGCCATAAACTTATAACGTTTATCCATGAGTTGATAAAAGGCAACAAAGGCATCTCGTGCCTCATCTACCTCTAACGCTACACCAACAACACCTTTTACACCTTGTAGTAAGTTAAATTCCACCTTTTTCATATCAATACCAATCATCATGATATTGTCAGAAAAGTGTGAAATATGAGAAACGATACCGTTCTCTGTAACAGACTTACCCCCACCTGTACCACCACAAATAACTAGAGAAGTAGATGGCAGAGTATTTAACAGTTTATCATCTTTAATATTATCGTTTAACTTCCAAGTTAACGGTGCAACTTTTAAAGTAGTATTGTTTACGGAAAGACCTAAATAAATATTATTCCAGTCTTTTCTACTCTCATCAAACTTATAAGGTGCAACAGTTGGCACAGGTTGTTTTGGTGTAACAACTACTTCAATATATCCTAGGTCAATATATGTATTAATATAGAAATAAGAGAAGTGGTCTGATAAGTCTGACATTGTACTAACAAAATCTCTCTTATCTACCTCTTTACCCGTTCTACTAAACTCAATAAATAGCCTATTGTGTGTATAGAATATAACTTGTGTTCCTAAGTACTTATTGGCAATCTCTAACACCCAATCATCAAACCCACACTTGCGTAAGAATAAAAGATGTAATATTCCCCATAATAAAAAGGCAACTCCACAAATGCAGAGTGCCCCAAGTTCAGCATATAAATAGTAGATACTGCTAGAAATATCTGGTAATTTATTAGATATACTAATTCCGAATAGAATAGCAAATATAATCAGGAACGCAATTCCTGTGCCAATCATAACCTTAACAAATCTACTGATAGCTAAGTGTTTAGGTAATATACCTGTTAAAACTTGTTCTTCCTTACCATTTTGCATTAAATAAACTCCTTACTTAACGTTTCTGTGTCATACACTAGCCTAACTGCAAAAGATGGTGGTAGTGGAGTACCATCAAAATCATAGTTATCCACTTCTACCATAAGAACATCTAAACCTCTGAAATACTTATCAAAGAACTTATCAGTAATAGTAACTTCTGCATTTTTAATTAGGTTTCTTTGTAATACACTACTGACTAAGGTTTCTAACATTTCAACTGTTACAATTTCCTTATTCATATATGCACGTGTATCTTCTTTTATCTTTTTATTTAATCTCTCTAGGGTTAATTCTACATCACCAGATATAATTAAATTTAAAAAATCATCTCTCATACTACACCTCACTTTTTGGAACATACATTTTTCCAAACGTACTTGCCGCTCTTGCTACTTCGGCATAAGAGTTTTCATTAAACTCATAAGACCTAACGATGTTGGAACTAACAGATACTCTACTTCCATATTTACTTGGTACATCAACTACAAAAATAGTATCGAAGTATTTCTTTACGAATTGATTGTCTATAATAACCTGTGTACCTGTATAACTATAAAAATCTAAGGATTCTAATACAAAATCTACTACATCATTTGCAGTAACATAGTATTTGCTTAAAGAACCCTTTTTATTACCATGAAATCTATCATCGTTCAAAGCATTTAGTAACTCTTCTGAAACATAGAAAAATATTTCACTATCTCGTAGGCCTGCGTTGGGATTTTTGTATTTAACCATTCTTCTAACTCTAATCATCACGCTCTATATCTCCATCAAGAGGGTCAATTGGATAGACTTCAAATTCTTCCCAATTTATATATTTAGCAATATCCACCGATTCTAAAATCTTAGTGAACTTAGCAGTATTTAATTCACCATTCTCAGAGAACTTTAAATTTCCACTGGATGCAACAGTACCTACAAATCTTGCTCTTAAATCAAATACAACTGTAATCTTTTTTCTCTCAATTCTTACTTGTACAGTATCCGCTTCTAAATCACTACAATTAGTTGATTCTACAATTGCCTCAACAACTGCATCTCCAATTGTAAATAACTTATCTTCACTGTACTCTGATAGTGTACCTACAGAAAGAACTACAGAATTATCACGGGTTACTACCTTTGATACATATTTACCACTTCTACCTTTGGAAAATAACATTTATTCTCACCTCTCTATTACTATATCACAACAAAATTAGTGTTTCAACTTATTTGTTATGAAAAATAAAAAGAAGGGAGATGTTACTCTCCCTTTTCTTTCTTCTTCTTATAAATCACAAATCCAATACCTGCGATTGCAGAAGTTGCAAGAATACCAATTGCAATAGGTGCTACTAGAGAACCATTAGAAGTTTCTTCCTTAGTTTCTTCTACCTTAGCATTTTCTTCCTTAACTTCATTCTTCTTTTCCTCGTTTGGATTACCGATTTCTTTATCAATCTTAGGCTGTTCTACAGGTTTCTTCTCTTCCTTCTTAGAAGTTGTTTCAGACTTGTCGATTGCAATATTCTTCTTAGAATTATTATTTACAACAACACCTGTTTCAATAGCCTTTTGACGAGCAATATACTCATCGTGTGCTTTCTTAGCACTGTCTAACTTAGCTAATAGGTCATTTAACTTATTAGTTTCTGTTTCTAAGACTGCCTTTTGCGCATCTAACTCTGCTAATGCCTTATTTGCTATAATATTCGCATTGTTCAATTCTTCTAATGCAGTTGCATATCCTGCCTTAGCATCTTCTAACATCGCCTTAGCTTGTGCTAATGCTGGACCTGTCTTAGTAGGGTCTAACTTGTCAAATGTTTCCTTAGCCTGTGCTAACTCTGCCTTCTTAGCATCTAATACCTTCTGTGCATCTGCTACCTTAGCAAGAGCAGTATCATAAGCAGATTGCTTTGTTGCAGTTAAAGCCTTAGCCTGTTCTAATGCTTGTGCCTTTGTTGCAGTTAAAGCAGTAGCGATATTGTAATCACTTGTAGCAGAATTTAACTTATCAGTAGCCTTAGTCAATTCTTCGCCAGCCTTATCAGCAACTACCTGCAAGTTGGCAACCTTAGCAGTTAAATCTTCTACCTTCTTAGTAGCTTGTGCAACTGCCTCATCAAAGTTATCTAACTTAGATTGTAAGTCTGACTTATTCTTTTCTAAATCTTCTAACTTCTTAACTTCTGTTGCTAATTCACTCTTAGCCTGTTCTAATGCTTGGTCAGCAGTAGCCTTTTCAGCCTTAGCACTTTCAACCTTAGCATCTTGTGCTTGTGCATCTGCAACAGCCTTTTCTAACTTAGTTTGTGCATCAGCAGTAGCCTGTAATGCATTTTGTAAGTCTGTTAAAGCATTATTTGCTTCTGTAGTCTTTACTCCAACCTGCTTGTCTAATTCGGTAGATTGTGCTTGAAGATTTGCTAATTCATTCTTAGCATTTGCTAATTCAGCACGAGCGTTTGTTAATGCACTACCATCACCTTCTAATGCAACTTCATAGTCTGCCTTAGCCTTATCGTATGCTTTTTGTGCCTCAGCCTTTGCAGTTTCAATCTCATTCTTATATGCAATTAAGTTGTCTAAGTATGTCTGTGCATCAATTGCATTTTGTGTTGTTTCAAATGTAAAGTTCTGGATTGTTACTAAACCATAACGAGTACCAACAACATCCTGTAATGCACCTGCTACTGTATATCCACGATTTACAATATTTGTATAGTGACCATACTGACGGTCTAATGGACTACGACCGTTAAATGCTTGCTTATATGCTTCCTTATATTCTGCATCGGATAAATCCTTATGTTCATAAGCAAATTTCTCTGTTGTGTATAACCAGAATAATGAAGCATCTACACCCTTAGAACCGAACGCTAAATTTTCTGCAACTGTATAAATCTTACTATGTGGATTTGCTTTTGGATTTTCTTTCCAAATAGCCTCTGTAGCCGCACTACGAGCCGCCGCAGTAGCCATTAAGTAGTCATCTACCTTCAAGTCTGCTAAACCTGTAAAGTTATTATCAGATTGGCGTAACTTATTTGTAGCAATAATATTCTTAACACCCTCGATAGCATTGTCTAAGTTTGTACGAGAATTTCTATTTGTTGAATCTTCTGTGTTCATAAATGGGTCATTCTTATGGTCCTCAATAACCTTAACAGCCTTGTCAGAGTTATTCTTCTCAAACCAACCTAATGTACCCTTCTTGATTGCTTGGTCAGCCTTATCTAATACTTTCTTAGCTTCATTCATTGTCTTTTCTAATTCAGTAGTCAATGAACCATTTTCTGCATCCTTAACCTTTTGTTCAAGTTCTGCAACCTTAGAAGTCTGTGTTGTAACCTGTTGTTTCTTATCAGAGGCATTCTTCTTCGCTAATTCCAATGCCTCATCAGCACTCTTCTTAGCATTTTCTTTCTCAACCTTATTGGCTTCTGCATTTGCCTTTTCTGTTTCAGCAGTAGTCTTAGCAGTATCTAGTTCATTCTTCTTAGTAGTTTCTGTCTCTACCTTAGCATTAGCAGTATCTACTTCTCCCTGCTTAGCAGTAACATTCTGTTCCTTTTGAACCTTAACTGGCTTGCCTGCCTCAATCTGAGAAGTAATGTTGTCGATTTCAGATTGTAAGTTCTGCTTTGCATTGGCATCGTTTAACTTAGACTTTTCTGCTTCTGCACTCTTTAATTCTTCCTTACCACTAGCAAGGTTAGTGTCAGCAGTATTCTTAGCAGTTTCTGCATCTGTCTTTTCCTGTGTAGCAGTATCTACAAGTGCTTTCTTAGCATCTTCATCAGCCTTAACTGTATCGTAGTCAGATTGAGCAGTTGCTTGCTTTCCGATAGCATCATCTAATACTACCTTAACTTCATTTGACTTACTAGTTTCTTCGTCAACCTTAGTCTGTAATTCAGCACTCTCTACTTCCTTAGTTTCAATATCTTTCTTACCTGCTTCACGGTCATAAGCATTTGCTTGCTTATCTAATTCTGTTTGTTCTGCAACAGATGTTTCCATGTTATTAACTGTTGCCTTTGCAGTTTGTTCTTTTTCTTGTGCTACCTGTTGATTAGTCACAGCAGTATTAGCTTCTACCTGTGCTTTATCAACATTTGCTTGTGCAGTTGTAACTACTGGCTTTTGTGCTTCTATGGCCTGTTCAGCTTGCTTTTGAGCATCTTCTGTTTCTTCTGCAAATACTGGTGTAGAAATAACTGATGTTGCAGATACACCTGCTAATGTTGCTAATGTAACTTTCGTTAATTTATTCATTTACGTTGTTTTTCTCACTTTCTGTGGGTATATTTTACCCAACTTATGTGTATATCATAACACAACTTCCATACATTTGTCAATACCTAAATCACTCTTTTGTATTATCAATAATCAAATCATATTGAGTATAAGAAGAATCTAATGTACTTTGTCTAATATTTTCCCCCGTAACACTATAATAATAGTCATTTATAGTGGAAATAATATCTTCTTCCTTATCTTCTTGATTAACCTGAATAACTGTAAAATGTTCCTCTCCATTACAATACAAGGAAATCTCAATACAAAATTCACCTTCATATACAGACAAAACAACAACTTTGTCTAATAAACAGATGTCTTTATCATAAGAATCATATAATTGCATTGGTACAATTCTTGTTTCCGTATATGCAGATTGCATCATCATTGAATTATATGTATCAGGTTTGAAATAAGTTTTAAAACGTGCAACTTTACTTGCATTGAAATAAATCATTGTCATTGATAATTACCAAACCTTTCTCCACTTTCCCAATATACTCCTTCTTCCTCATCAAAGTCGTATTCATCATGAGTAGTGTCCTTTTCTACATAAGTATTAACAAACTCAATAAATTGTTCTCTTGAAAACTTATCCGAACCAAGAATGGCATAGAAAGCATCTGCAAATGTATTATCTACATTCTTTAACTTATACTTATTGGAATCTCCAATTTGTTTACAGTACATATCCAAAAGTTTACACTCTGGTTCTATTACTACATTATCCTTAACAACCATAATCTCATCATCAAATGAGTAATTACAGGTCAATTTACCAGATAATTCAAGTTTTGCACCATTTGATAGATTGTTTGATTGCTTAATCTGATAGAGTATATTTGTTATTGCTTTTCTACTACTCTCTGCATAGGTCGTATAAGTCTTATTTGTAGCAAAGATGAATCCAAACTTCTTAACTGTACCGTTAAATATAAATCTAATCTTTATCATTGTTTAATTTATCCAAAGGGTTACTCGATAACATGTGTAATGGGTAGTTTGGTACAATATGTACGAATCCACTATTATTATTCTTATCTATCATAAATACATCACCTGCTACAAACTTCGAAGATACCATCCCTACGATAGCCTCTCTATCAATCGGATTATCTCCTAACTGTGTTGTATCAAATTTAGACAAGAATAAACCTGCCTCTTCCATGGAACTCTTGAAGATAAACTTAGTTGCAATGTGGTTAGCTATTCCCTTTGGGAAATGGCTTACACCCTGACTGGCAAGGATTGTTGCAAATCCTAAACTTCTTCCGATTACTAAGAATCTATCAATAATAGCAGACATTGCCTTATTACCAAATAACAAGTGTGCCTCATCACAGCAGAATACTGTTGGAATCTTGTTGTTAGAAGATAATATCTCTAATAATTTAGAAGATAGCAAATATACAATAGCACTTGTAAATCTTTGACTAGCAGTATAGTTTTCTACACTAACTGTATGGTCTGGTAGGTCCATACCATGTAAAGAAATTACAAAACTATCAGTTAAACTTAACTCTAATGGTTCTACATTTTCTTCTCTTGTAAATAAAAGTTTACCATATTTACTATCCGATACTGCCTTTAATCTCGCACCTAAATTAGATGCAAAACTATTATCACGAGAGAATAAGTACTCTGCTACATCTTGCATATCTACATAGTTCCCATCTCTCTTAAATCTGGTTACAAAGTCTTGGATAATTGGGGTAACTGCTCTCTCTTCATCAGTAGAAAGTTTACCACAAATTAACTCAATAATAGAAAGAATAACAGATGTATCTATATCCTTTAAGAATGTAAATGGATTTAATGCCCCATCACGAATATTATTTATATCGACAATCTTAACATTAGGATAAACATTCTGTATTTTTACTAAATCGTTCTTAGGGTCAATTGCTAATACTCTTTGTCTTAAACTTAAGGTGTTTGCTAAAGTACTTAAAAGGAAGACAGACTTGCCTGAACCTGAGCTTCCGACTACAATTGTACCTGCAGGGTTATTTGTCCAGATTGAACTCATTGGTTGCCATCTAATTGTTCCCATATACACTTTCCTTTCTTATAAATAAAAAAGATATGCAAAGCATATCCACTAATTTACTCGTGCAAAATGAATTGTTGAATCATTCTGAACTAACTGTAATTCACCATCAACCATCTTAAAGGAGAATTTACCTGTTTCTAATTGATATGAACCATCTTCCTTTAATTGATAACCTGTTGTTCCTGATGGATTACCATTTACAGACATACTAACATCTTTATCTGTAAACTCAAATCCTAATAGAATTTGGTTATACTGTTCTTCACTAAAAATCTTCTTTAAATCTTCTAATGAGTACTTATTACCTTTTGCAGTAACATAGGATACTTCCCACTTACCTACAATAGAGTTATTTGCTTCTTCTGTAGTCTTTTCTTCTACCGGTTCACTCTTTGGTTGTTCTACCTTCTTAGGACTACAGGCACTCATTCCTAAAATCATTGTTGCACAAAATACTGTTTTTACTAACTTATTCACTTAAAATCTTTTCCTCTCTCTGTGTGATACTAGATGCATACTTTCTTTCTAACTTTACCTAGTTCTACTACACTGTTATCATTTTGGTCTACGAAGTAAAAAATATCGTCAATTGATATTAGGTCGCCATAACAAATATCAGTTTTCCACTCATCATCTTTATAGCTACTTACTTCGTTAAAAATATCATTAAAACCATATCCTACATCACTAAATACAAATTCTTTAAACTTAGTGGTGTATTTTAACATCCTTGCTAAATCCCAATCAAATCTTCGCATTGTTTCATAGTAGTCACCAGACCAATATCCAATGATACCATCATAGTCCATCTTCTCATGGTCTGGTTTATATACTACTACATGTCTACCAATCTCATTAGAGAATAACATTACTTATTTTCTTCTGATTCTGTGTTACTTGTTGCCTTTGAAAGGGAATCTGTTGCCTTAACAACCATCTTGTCAGCCTTACTAAATAGACCTAACTTTTCAAACCAACGAGAAATAAAATTTCCCAATACACATCCAATTGCTGATGTAATAATTAAACGTAAATATACCATATTTTTCTATATCTCCTCTTTTTCTTCTTCTGGTTCTTCTTGTAAGGATAGTACGAACTTTACAAATTCATCTCTATCCATAACTTTTACTTCATTCAATACTTCTTTTAATTCTTTTTCCTTATCCATGTTTGTATTCCTCATTTGCTAGACCATGTTTACGATACCAACGTAAAATCTTCTCATTAATCTCAATCAACTCTTCTAGTTGTCTAACTGAAAACCTTACATCAGGTTCATACTTAGCAGCATAGCTAAGACTATTATACACTTTTGCATTTTGTTCAATCTCATCCAACATTCTCAATAATTCTTTTCTTGATTGGAGTTTTGACTGTGTAATGTTATCTTTAATGAAGTTTACAACAATGAATATTCTATGTACTTCTGGATAGGATTGCGTACAATCATAAGCAATCTGCTTTAGAATAAGCTCCACTGATTGTTCGAACATATGACACCCTGTCCGTATTTAACGAACGATTCTTGGGAACGTTCAGGTTACTATCATGGTTCTAATCCCACTACCCTCTCTGAACTAATTTACCACGGTCGCGCCTTTCCGAAGTGTTTTTAAGCCACACTCAAAGCTTTGTTTAATATATTCTTAGCGGCGTTTACATCTCTGTCATGATGTGTGCCACAATCGGGGCATATCCACTCTCTTACTGAAAGTGAATTTACGATGTCCTTATGGTACGTTCCACATTCAGAGCAGATTTTACTACTTGCATAAAATCTGCCTACCTGTCTAAACTCTTTACCATACCACTGACATTTATACAGAATGAAATTCACAAGTTGTGACCATCTAACATCTGTAATAGCATAGGCTAGATGAGAGTTCTTTCTCATATCCTCAACATTTAATTTTTCAAATGCTAATAGGTCATACGTTTCTACTAACACCCTACTCAATTTATGGTTGAAATCTTTTGCACAGTTAGAGATATGCTCGTAAAGTTTAGCAACTCTATGCTTTTGTTTTTGATAGTTCTTGCACTCATCAGGGTTCAAATTAACTCTCTCCAACTTGGTTCTCATTTTCGAGAGTTTTCTTTGCTCCTGGGCAAGTTTATCCTTAAATGCATACGCAAATTTCGGTCTTTCGATTCTAGTTCCATCACTACCAATCAATAAATCCTTTAGTCCTAAGTCAAAACCGACCTGCTTACCGGTTTTAGGTAATGGCTGTGTTTCCGTTTCAATACAAATAGAGGCGTAATATTTTCCTGTATTTGTTCTTTCAATAGTAAAGTTAAAAATCTTATACACCTCTGGCATATCGAAACGTTTAGTTTTGACTATCCCTAACTTTGGTAGTTTTATATGTTTATTATCCAATACATCTGACTTACCGTTGTCGCATGGGGTTCTATATGATTGTTTTGAGTTATGTTTAGTCTTAAATCTAGGAAATCCAAAATGTTTCTTATTCCTAAAGAAGTTTCCTAATGCATAATTAAGGTCTCTAACGGATTGTTGAAGTGCTTTGGCATCTACTTCTTTCAAAAATTCAAACTCATCTTTTAATGGAACTAAGTTAGCCGAACGCTCTTTTTGAGAGGGGAAGCGACTTGTTTGTTCGTATAACTGTTTGCAATCTGCAAGTGTCTGATTATAAACAAAACGGCCACAACCGATAGTTTTATCAATTAAAATTTCCTGTTCTTCAGTTGGATAAAGTCTTGTTCTAATACCCATCATAATTAAACCCATATATCTCTCCCTTCTACATAGATGAATCACTGACTAACTAACAAACTCAGTAAATTCGAACATGTACCCAATACATAATAGTAAATCCTTATCAATCTTTAATCTATCTTTACTATATTTATCATACTGAGCGATACCCATCTCGTAAAAATAAGTAGACCGTGCTTCTAACATTAACATGTATCAATCACCTATTTTATTGAGTTCTTCTTCTACAACTCTCTTCGCAGTACTATCCCACTTCTTCTTCATCTCAGATAAAAATGATTCTACTCTATCAATATCCTTTGTATAGAACCTCTGAGGTTCTACATACATTGAATATATTGTACAGTCGTACCCACCTCTATTGTATAGAACTTCAACCTCAAACTGTCCGAGAGATACAACCTTTTGATAGTCTAAAATTATATCTCCTTCAACATTTGAGTTCTCAATATCGCTGAGTTCTCCAATTGCTTTTTCTAGTAAATCATTGCAAACCCTAGTCAGTGCTGATGCAACATAAAATTGGTTTTGCACGATGTTACATGCTCTTTCACGTGATATGGTTTCCTCATGAATAACTGTGTTATCAATCGCTCCCCAGTTTACCACTTCAACTCTAGTTTTTACTGTTCCATCTCTTAATACAGTCATGTACATCACTATATCTACCATAACACCATTAAACAATCTTAAGACATATAATCCATCTTTAAGACTAGAAAATCTTCCTACCCCAAGTAACTGGTCTAAATAAGCTTCTGTATTCATTTTTGGTATCATTATTTTATCCTCCACAGTTAAATACAATATCAGAGAGTTTCTCCATAAACTTCTCATATTTTGTAGTTAATACTTTGCAAAGTTCTTCTTTATTATAGTTGTCAGCAGTTAATTCTGTTTCTAGTTTATTAGTATAAACTGAAAGATACCAACTATCTCCATAACTATTAGCAGAACCAACTTCTACATTATAGATAATTAGATTAAATTCTTCTGTGTCAGTATCCTGTTCTAAATCATTTGTTGGTCTATCTACTCGGAACTCTTCAATAAACTCTTCTTTAGTCTTTTCACATAGATTGGCAACTTTCTGTGAAATTGTATCTATATTCAACACTAATTTTTCAAAGTCTTTATAAACTAATGTTCGTTTATCCAAAGGTGTAACATACCCATTATAGTTCTTGAAGAACAACTCAGCTCGATAATGATTATTTTCCCACGGAGTAAAATATAAATACAATTCTCCGAAATTACTATTAATAATTGGTAAAGAGAGAATTGTACGAACCGCTTCCAACTTTGAATTTTCTAAAAGTTTTTCAATATTCACTACGAAAACTCCTTTTTATTTTAAAATTTCCTCACCATTTAACATATTATGATAGAGTTGTGGATTAAATTCTCCACTCTGTTCATGTGCAAAGAATATATCCTTATCTGATGAAGTAAGTGTCAATAAATAACAATAAGCACGATTGGAATCAACATCATTTTCGTATTGCTTTTTCAATGTTACAAATAAGTCAATATCACTTTCTTCTGTGCAATGGTCTGTAATGGTAGAACCAAACACTTTAATAGATGAAAAGTAATCTCTTATCTTTTCATCATTTACAATCTTTTCAATTTCTAATCGTTTAATGTCGTTTATCATGATTAAATCATACCACAACTCTACATAAAAGTCAATATTAATATTGTTCTAAATCAAGGTCAAATTCTTTTTCTAAGTACTGAACAAAATCAATTAAATCATCTGTTGGTAAATAGTTTTCTAGTGCAGTAATAATATCTGCCTCAGTAATACCACAATCACAAACGATTGTATCTAATGCTCGTACTGCTTGTTCATTTGTTGTTATTTTCATTTGTTTTCTCCTAATCTAATTCAAGACTATATTCAATGTTGTCTGTAAATCTAATTTCTAATTCTCGTATAATAGCTTTTTCTAACTTGGAATCATTAATTCCTTCCCCATCTTCGAAGATTTCAACATCCTCTACGTCAAAATCCCCTACATACTCACACTCTTGGTAATAAGACAATCTTAACTTAGATAAATTTAATTTGTATGTGGCAGTTAGGTATGCATTAAACGTAATATTTCTAACATTTCCATCTGCATTTAATGGACAACTATCATAAGAAGAAAAGTCCTCATCATCAATCTGAACTTCAACTGTTATTGTTAATTCATCCAATCCAGGGTCTACAGAAATATCTTTATAAGTTACATTTTTACCACCAACTAAGTTGTTTGTAATCTCAATGTTTACTGGTAATTCAATCTTCACACTCTTAACTCCTCAATTTTCTTCAAATGTTGATTAATATGGAAACGAGCATCAATCATCTCGTTTAAGAATAAAATAAACTCATTTAAGTTATCTCTTGAAACAATAGAAGAATCAGAGAGAGATAATTCATGATTGAAAAACTCACATCTCCAAATTACTCGCATTTCCTTATCCCCATAATACTCATCTAATGATACCCTAACACCATCATTTACAAATTCAAAGTAGGTTTCAAAATCAGTTTCAACTAACTTATGTACATTATTACTTACTTTGTTTGCAAACTCTTTAAAGGTAAATTCACTCATTTATTATACTTCACCCCACTTTTGGTCATCTCTATTATCAATTTCCACACGGTCATCCTCAAATTCGAACTCTGTCTTATCTCTTGGAACGGTTATTTCAATTTCACCTTCTAAATCTTCTACTACTGCATCCGCACCAGTATAATCAGCATCTAAAGGAGAGTATCCCAATTCATCAAGACCACGTTTTTTATAGTAATCTTCTAAATCTTCAAACTTAGAGAAGTAGTATCTGATAAATTCATTCTTACCCCCACTCTGTACAATACCCATACCTGGATATGTTGAATCAATCGTTGTTGCTAAGTTGTTATCTAAGGCAACCATACTTGCACCAGTTTCAGTAGCTCGGCCGCAAAAGCCTCTAACCTATATACCCTTGGTTTCCCAATATTTCTTTAGGGAGTAGACTATACCATCACATAAAGTGTCGAGATTATAGTCGTTGAACGTCCCTCTTTTATAAAAGAGGTTTCGATGCGTTTGATTTCCCAATCATAAACGATGTTACCTTACCGAGTCCGTTACTACTCGCCACAATATTATCACTAACGTTGCTTGGTTGTTTATGCTCTAAGGGGTTTCCCGCAATTTACTCGATTTAATGTGGTCTATAAAGACTTTAAACCACAGTTGTGGGTAAATATCTTATTTCCATTATCAGTATAAATTAAGAATTGACTATCTGATGAATTTGTTGTAATACAAGCACAATCTACAGCAGGTACTTTAGATACTCTAACTAATCTAATGTTATCTTCGTATCTTCCGAACCTAATTTCATTCTCAATATACCAATCTTGATTAATAAATAAATCTTCGGTTTCTGTTACGTACTCATAAGTATTGTCTTTGTTTTGTACGGTCCATTGATGCACATCTGAACAAGTTACAGTACCATTTGTAAATGTAATTTTATACACAGTCTTAGGAGTATGTGTTGGGGTTATATCTAAGATTTTATGGAACTTATTATCTGTACCAAACACCTTATCATTTAAAGTAATATCTCTTAGTAGTTTACCACCACTATCTGTCACAACTACTGTATCCAATGCTAGTGGGTTTGAACGGATTACCGTAGGCAAAATAACAGCGGAAGGTTTCTGGGTGCAAACTATAGCGTGAATAGCTGCACTTCTTCCTAACTGAGTGATAGAAGCAATCAAACTAACAATTTCAGTCCTTAACATATCTTGGTCTTTTGACTTTTGGTCTTTACTGCCACTCAATTGGGTTAACTCTGCCAACTCATCAACTATTGTGACTAACATTTTCATCTCATCAGAGTAAATATAGTTTACGCAGTTGTAGTTTACTTCAATCCAATCTGTTCCATTCAAGCAAACCTCAACCTTACTAGTTGTCTCAGTATTTACTAATTCAACCAACTCGTTAGCAGTTAATTCCTTTTCAATAGAATTAACTCTTACTTTAATAATATCTTCTTCTCGATAATCTCTACCTGTCACATATACTAAACCTGATTTTTTAGTAGGTTTATACTCCATGATGTTCTTTATCTTTAGTTCGGCTAATCGTTGGTTTCTACGATACATAGCCTGTTTTGCAATTCTAAGCACCTCAACTGCTTCTTCTACAGTATTCGCCACCCCTGTAATACCCTTCATTCCCTTATAGCCCGAAAACTCCGTAAACTTAGGGTCTATTAAAGATAATGCAACTTCGTTTCTATGTGCAATTCCGCCATAAATAATATTCTGAACTGCTACGGAATTGTGGTGAATGAGGCCGTTTAACTCATATTTCCCAGTTGATGTGGAAACACAAAAACAAGGTAATTTACCTAAAAATTCTATATTTTGAATAGTTATCCCTGAAAACGTTAAAATTCCATACCTGTTAAAAAGGTATGCTAACCCATTAACAGGAATCCAATATAAATCGTCTGAAATCTTTTGGCTCTCCCAAGATGTTTGAACCCTATTTACCGACGCCTCATAGTACATGCCATCATCAAAGTCGAATATATAGAACTCGTAATGAGGTTCACTAATATCTGTCACCTTAACCCCACATACCGACTTTCCTAAAAGATAGTCTGTAATTACCTTTCTATGTGATATATCTGCTGTGCCTAAAATATTTACATATAACTTCTCCTTTAACGGAACATTCCCAACACAGTACTTGGTAATTTCAACTTTCGCCTCATCACATAAAGGTGCGATATTAAATTGTAATAAATGGTCTCCACTTAACACAATCGTTCTATTATTATAAGTAACTTTATATGAATTATATTGGTGTGATAAGTGTTTTTCAGTTACTACAGACCCATCCGAAAACACATGCCCAACATTAACATCCTTCCATTTCATAATTAAAAATCCTCCAAAAATTTATTAATATCATCAATCGACCATAAAAGTACATAGTTTAAGTTATTCTCTTTTGCAACTTTATACTTTTCAACATCTACAACAGTCCAAATATGTACAACCTTAGCATAAAAACTGCTCGTTTTTGCTAAAGCATTATACTTACGTAGAGTAGCTACATCATCAGGGTTATCCTCATCAAATACGTGCTTCTGATGAACAAAGTGTCCATTAAGTTCTATATACAGTTTATACTTTGGTAAATAAAAATCACAGAAATATGGGTATAGAGAATCTTTATACTCTTGAATATATTGTACATTCAAATCATCTAACTTATTTTTGAAATATTTTTCCAAAGATGAAATTTTTTGATTTTCAATACGAGTTCTTACCACCCTACTTTTATGTTGTTCTGAACGATTTAAACAAGTAATACAACCAATCCCAAGGACATGAAAAGTTTCTTTCCCACAAATTTCACAATATCTCATTCCATCGTACTTACTGTGAGCCTTGCGAAAGCTTATTGACCCCCAAACTTTACCATTAGCACTTGATGTATCTCTACCTTTTTGTGATTTGTTGTAAATGGTGATGTCCTTGGCAGATTTCTTTTTTCTTTCTGGTGTTGACATTCTTGCCCTGTTTGATTCCACATGTTCAGGATAATTTGCTACACATTTAACAGAACAGAACTTGTGAAAACCATCTCCAAGTTTGTGGAACATTGTAGGTTTCCCACAGGTTAAACAAACACCATCTGACGGTTTCATTAAGTAGTTTCTATAATATTCCTCTGATGATGTTTTATGCGATTGTCTAATATGACTTGACAGTGCTTTTAGATTTAAAAACTCTTTCCCACATACCTTACATTTTTCCATCGTCTATCTCCTGACCAACCCATATTGCCTTACCACCACCAGTGTTATAAGTGTAGACGGCGTTATACTTATACGAACCTCCACCACCTAAAAACTCTGGTACTACCTTGTCGCACACTAAGAAAACATGTTCTTCAGAGTCCACGGATATACACCTAACTAACATGTTTGGGATTACATCCTTACGAATAAGTTTATAGTTTGTATTATTTCCAAGTATGCAATCTCCTACCACTAAATCTTCGCAATGTGTTGGGATAATTGTATTATCCACAAGCACTGGGAATCTGTGAATAGAATCCGATTTAATCTTTATTACTGTATTTCCATCCCTAAAAGACAATTCATACATCTTATCGGAAGTATGTATATCATAAACATTCTTAACAACGATTGGCTGATTGCTTCTATCAAATACATAATCTCCAACTTGAATTGTTCCCATTGTTTTATATCCTTTTGTTGTTGGAATGATGGTATCCAAACTGAGTGGTGCTCCACAAATAAGTCCCTGCGGTGCAGCAGGTAGTTCCATGTCGGCTTGAAGTGGGTTACCCATTTCATCTAAGAATTGACTCTTACCCAATTTCTTTTTATCAACTTTATCAGGCATCCAAGCGATTTCGCCTTTACCGGTAATTCCTAAAGTGAAGAATCTAGTAGGTCTTAGCCAACTTCCTTGCCATCTTGCAACGGTAGGTGGTTTATCATATCCAACAAAACTTACTAATCTTTCCTCTAAATGTAGTTCATAGTTCCATGTATATGTAGATAAGAAGTTATTTAACTGGTTTAAGTACTCTGGTAAATACTTATCGTCAAAAGTAATAGGGTCTACTATTACATCAATCTTATTGATTGTATTATACTTATGTTCCAAAGTAAAAGGTACATTATTAAAATCTACTCCTTTACCCTTTTTATCTACTAGATTATGAAGAATCTCATATATTTGAGTGATTTCTTCTCTAGTTTTCTCAATACGTTGTTTTCTTAATGTTGTCAAGGTTAATGTAATAGATACACTTACTAGTAAATAAGTAAGCATTACCCAAATTGCATAGTTTATAATTAGGTTATTAACAGCTTGTAATATAATCGCTACAATAAATAGACCTATTAGTAATAAACTATCTTGCCTTGAATAATTAAAATTCTCTTCATTATCTGTTGTTACATCCATAGTTATATTTGAGATATACTGTGAAAGTGATACAGACAAGAAGTAAATTAATACATACATAGTAATTTCCTCACTTTCTAATTATTAGAACCACTTAATTTTAAAAGTTAATTCTGGATTCCACTCTTTGAATGGGGCTAGATATTCCTCTTTACTGGAAAAATATTCTTCACTACTGTTTAAGTTAAAAAAGATACCTTGATATTCAACCCCATAGAAATGGTTGGATACTTCTGATTCTTTGCTATTAAATGCAACTTTGAATGGTACATCATTCCCATCTTTGTCCACTGCATAAACCTCAAAACCGTGTGCACCAGTTACATAATCTGTTAAATCCTCTAGCCACTGAGAGTGTAGTAAATGGTTTTCTGACTTTTTAATGTCTGATAAATTAAAACACTCTTTATATCCCTTTTTAAAGAACTCTAATACATCGCTTAGTGTCATACCGTCTCCTTAAATACATACGTAATCTTGTTGGATTACAAACTCATGTGCCGCAGTTATAAATCTAGTATCATTGGAATCAATAGAAAAATCGTCATAACTATATACATCTGTTGATAACTTAGGTGTAATCACAATATTACCAGATATAAGTTCTTTTGTTCCATTTACCTGATAGCCTACTTTAAATATCAATCTTCCTTGAACTGTTGCTGACATATCTAATAGGATTGCATTATTTTCAGCACTACAAAGATTATATGAAATCTCTAATTTTCTCATTTTCAATACCTCTTCAATAAATAAATAGCATAACTTTACCACTTGCTTGAAGCAGTTCCATTATTTCCATACCAAAATTCCAATCTTTCTAAAGAAGTTGTTAATCCACGTCTAGTCATGGAATACTCTTCAACAACTTCCTCTTGTCCTATTCTTCCAACTAAGATACGAACAGTGTAGTCAGACTCTTGCCACACAAAAATCTCTGCTTTATCGGTATAGAATCTAGCCACTCCACCCTTTTCATCTCTCCATTGAACCTTAAAACTTGTGAGAATGGCTAACATAAGTTCACAATACTCTTTACAGAAGAAGTGTACTGTTATCTCACTTTTATTAAACATCAACACTCTCCACGCCTTGATAAATAGTTAAATTATTAACAAGGTTAGTTGCAATCTCAACATACTGTTCTTTCATATAACTAAAAGGTTCAAAGATAAAATCTTCTTTTTTATATTCCTCTTTCAAACTATCAAATCTTGTCTGAATATCAAATTCTAACTCTTTCCCACTAGAATCTACTGCTTTTAAAGAAAAGTTTAATGTACTACCTCTTAAGACTACATAGGAAATAGTAACTGTCTTAAATCCCTTTGCTACTCCCTTATATATAAACTGTAATGCCTTCATATTATATAAGCCTTTCCACTTTTTATACTAATTTACTACCTAATATATTCCATTCAAACTCTCTTGTATGTCGATTTCTTGAAACGTGAAATCTCCATAGAAAAGATTTCGACAAAAGCACTCTCAATCTTTTCAGGTTTCTATTATTAATCTGATTGACTTGCTTTAATTCTTAATACCATCACTCACATTTCATGACCTATCGGTAAAATGTTCGTTCTAACAAGAGTAAGTGTTAAGTTTACAAACTAAGTTATCCACAATATCAACAGCGGTAACTAACGGTAAGAGTAGAGAACTGATACAAATATGCCTATCACATACAAGTATAATAATGTATCAATTCTCTCTTACTTTATTTAAACTCAGCGTCTAACTGAACGTATAAGTCTGTCAAACTATCTTATTAATACTTAGGAAGTTACTCCTAATACACATAATCTCACCCCACACCCAGAGATTTACTAAATGTGTAAAATAAAAGAACACTTTGTACTGAAAGTGCCCAAAGATTACTATTCTTTTTCTGTGGTTACCATAAGGTTTTTACCCTTGCCTAGCAGTTTTTTGTATGAGTCGGTAGTCTTATTTTTACGGACTACACTGACGATGTTTCTTTCAATAAGATGAGAAAGAATTACACCGAGCCTTTTATCTACCAACGGGGGTGGCTAACCTACGAGTTCTACTTCCATACAGTAAAAACCTTGTTACAGGAAATAACACCTATGCCCGCTTGTGTTATTTTTAAGGAAAATTGTTGCAATCTAAATTATTTGATACTCAACCCAATTAACTCTTATTGCAACTTTCATTATAACAAATTTCACAATTTCTGTCAATAGGTAATTTATAAAATTTTGCACCAAATATTATATAGTTTTGGGTGCAACCTAATCATCTAAATAGAAACACTCATTCTTGTCTGAAAATTCTCCTTCGAAGTCAATCTCATATGAATCTTCAATATACATATCGTCCGTTGCAAGTGGCATATTTTCTACGAATCTTGCATCTTTTAATTTCTTAATTAAATCTTTTCTATCGTTAGCTTCTACAAACACATGACCAAACACTCTATAAGTTACTGGTACTCTATATTCCATTATTCATCTCCTATTTATTCTCTTAATCTATTAAATTCTTGGTTTATAATTAATATAATGAATTTTCACACCACTTAACACAGACACAACTCTTTGCACTCGCTATCTTTCTTACTGACGCAACCTTTATTCCTGCTTTAGACATATATTTTTCTCCAGTGCTTCGCCTTGTTCTTTCAATCTGTACTCTATTATTGGTTATATCAATCAGATAGACATAACCTGTAGACATTCTCCCTGCTACAAAATATTCTTTGTTATTGTAGAGAACTTTATCATAACGTCTAAAGCCTGAAAGTTTCCTCTTTGAAAGAATAACAAATTTACCCCTACATACACTTGTTCTTGCATAATTACCCTTTACAACACATTTTTTCTTATACTTGTTCGAGGTTTCGTTATGAAATTCAGAGCCCCGACTAGCAACACAACAAGCATCTATCATATGTGATTTTTCTAAACTAAAGACTATTCGCATTTCTTTCGTAATGAATCCATAAGTCAGTTCTGCATCAGGATACTCTCTTTGGAGCATGTGTCTTAATACATTCATCTGAGCAGCGTATCTTAACGTGTCCTTAGCCTTCTTACCAAACTTCTTTTGGAACACTAATAACTGTTCTTCTGAACTATGTGCTAAGTGGTGACAATCAGAACATAGGGTGATTAGGTTCACTAACTTATCACTTCCACCCCTACTTCTTGGTAAAAGGTGATGAACCTCTAATCTACAATTCTTCTTGCCACAGCATTGACATTTGTAGCCATCTCTTGCTTTTGCAGCTTGTTTAAAGTTTTCTTGTTGGTATAGCTCGCCCTTAGCATAATCCCATTTGTGATATGCTAAAGTGGGGTCTTGAAGTAATTGAGGGTCAAACTCTCCCACCTCTAAAACTATATCATTAACTGGAAGTATGGATGTTACAAACTTTATCTCTCTAACGTGTCCTTGAAATTTAGATATTAAAGTAGGGCTGTAACGCTCTTTACGTTTAGAAGCATTGCGATTATTAAATCTTATGGGTCTATAACGCAACTTACTTCTTCTAGTTCTACGAAACTGTCTACGTCTATCCATTTTAGACTTAATGTCATCTCTTAACTCAACTTGACTCTCGTAAATAATTTCTGATGTTGCATCATTAATAACTGCACTACCAACATACTTAGAACCTGTATCTACACCTAGAGTTAGTGGTTGTGTAAAATTTGTGCTTTCATATAATAACTTTATAGTAAACGGACATTTTGAAACCACCTTTGCTCTTCTCTGTTTTAATAAAACTCGAACTTTAGCACCATTATGTGTAGGCATAAGTGGTTGTCCGTTCATATCTAATACATATACTAGCATAATGGTACTCCTTTCTTTAATAAAAATAAAATTAACTGACTCACCTTTACAGGTGGTAATGTGTATTTTGATACTGTTACCATATCAAAAATCCGACTTCCTCTCGACAATGTTATAAAGGCTTTTCACGTTACGTTCACAAGGCTCTTACATACCCAACCTAACTTAAAACGTAACGACAGTTGCTCCCAACTGAGGCGGCATCTGGAGGTGTCATGACCTTAATAACGTAGTATTCGTTTCTGAATACTTAGTCTGTATTGAGTGTACTATTTAAAATAGTGTCTTTCGACTGGCATCACTCAATTTCCAATCATATCATATTCTCCTATCTTCATTAAAAGAAAGGGAGAACTTAATCTCCCTTAATCACACACTACATTGTCAAGATGTTTATATCTATTACCTACATCTTGACTTCTTCCTTTATTTGTTTTTGGGTAGGAAGAAATATACCCACAAGTTCTATATGCATAAGACATCTTATCTGTATCCATATTGCCACAGCATGTACAAGTAGGTTGAAAACTTCCATCTGCTTGTTTTACCATATGCACCATATTGTGTGAACCACACACTTCGCAAAACGAACTCTCTACGTTAAGTTCTGAATACTGAACATTCTCATAGATGTAATCTACTACTTGTTCCATAGCATCCAAGTTCTTTGACATATCTACAGATTCAATGTAAGTGATTAATCCACCTGGACTTAATAATTGGAAATCTTTTTCAATCGCCAATTTTTCAAATGGATTGATATGTACCCACACAGGAACATGGCAAGAGTTAGTAATGAAATCTCTATCTTCTCCATCTAACTTAATGAATACATCTTCACCAAATTGTTTCTTAATTTTTGTTGCAGCTCTATATGTACCACTTTCATAAGGTGTACCGTAGATAGAGTAATCAATATTCTCTTCTGCTTTCCACTTGTTACATAGGTCATTCATGTGTTGTAAGATGTCTTTGCCTAATTGTCTTGCTTGTTCATCTTCATAGAAGTTCTTTCCTGTTAATGCTTTAACAGTTTCATATAGACCAGAATATCCAATACTAGAAGTCATATAACCATTATGAACTAACTTCTCTAATATTTCTTCTGGCTTTAATCTTGCATAAGCACCATAACACCATAAAATAGGTGCTACTTCTGCTTTTGTCTTACATAATCTATCTGCACGAACTTTTTGCATTTTGTGTGCAAGTTCCATATATTTATCTAATAGTGTCCAGAACTTGCTCAAATCCTTATCTGCTTCTAAGGCAGGATAAAGAATATTTACAGTTGTTACCTCGAATGAGTAATCACTCGATAGAGCACCCATTAAAAAATAATCGTTTCTTTCTTATTGGAAAATCTTTTTTATTATAATACCTTTCGTAATTAAAAAATCTGCTTTTACCCTTATCTATAATTGACACACTCTTTCGCCCACCAATATTTTGGTCTATGGAATTACAGATAAACTCGTAGGTGTGTCCTTTTTGTAATAAATCTACAATCTTCTTACAGTTTTCGTCACTAATAAATCTTGTCCACTGAACCACCTTCACCTCTAATTTCCTAATTGGATATTTCTCAGATTGTCTAAAGTGGTATTTCCCATTATTAATGTTAATAATATGTTGAACAGATACTTCATAATTCTTAGCAATCTCCTCAACTGTTTTTGTTTCGTCATGTAATTCTTTAATTATATTACTAGCCTTTTCAAATGTTGTAGAACTGTTATTCAATCCACTTATAAGTGGATACTTTATCTTTGTGTTTTGATAACACCCTCTACCTCGATTGAGGGTAAGTAATTCTGATTTTGATATTGAAAACTTATTACAAATAAAGTCAATGTCAGTAACAGAAACATCATTATTCAGAATATACATAGTCACTTCGTAATCTCTATTACGTTTAAAACTGTCTTTTCTTTCTCTATGTGTTTTGTGGGTCTGATGTGTTTTATAGTAGCTTCTAATTAAATTGTATCCAGAATCAATACTCATATATTTAGCTATCCAGAAGTCCTCTCTCTCCTGTGCTTTATCTTCTGATACCTGTTCTAGTAGTTCTACGTAGAAATTTTCTGCACCATATTTTTGCATAGCAAGATATAATTTATTTCTCTTTTTCCTATATTTGCTTGCGTTACTAACATGTTGAAGGAATCTTTGTTGAATTTTTCTATTTGTTGCTCCAACATAAACTTTATTGTTTATTCGATTTTTTATAATATATATGTTACAAATATTGTTTTGATTTTCCATTGATTATTTCTCCCTTTATTATGCTCGTTGAATGTTCCTCTCCAAATGAGAGGCTTCACTGCGGATTGTTGATTTTTAATGTTACTTAGGTTCTCACCATATAACGACACAAAATATTTTTTCTACTTTCGTAACCGTATTATTTTATCATTACTGATTATATAACGTGGTTATTTTGGTTCTACAAGTTTCCCGCAATTTCAAAGGTTTTTTCTAAACTCTTGTTGTTACAAGTCTTTTAGTCGGCATAACGTCTACCGATATTTGCACGGCCATAGTATTGATGTCCTTTTGTTTCTTCCCATGTATTGTTATTTGAAAGATTTTCATTGAAACGACATGGTGTTAAGAAACTTCTACACGTTTTTATCCTATATCGCTATAGGTACTGACTATATCATAGTGGCACAAACCACTCCCATACGCTTCCACTACACGATTAACTGTAGCGTACTATTGACTTTTCAGCCAACACCGAGTTTTTCCCTCGAAAATAGTCGATTAACTTTTGCTTATAAATACTTAAATTCCCAAATTGTATAGTTTTTATGTGTTCCCTTTAAGAAAGTTTTTATTCTATGTCTATCAACACCTGTAACTTTCTCAGCATGTCTCATTGACTTACAAACAACACTCTCGTTTGATTGAGTATTAGTAACCAATAATCTTACTTTTACTGTTGGAACACTTCCTGTTTGTCTTTGTGCATGTAATATGTTCTCCTTGTGAGTAGAACGTTCTAAGTTTTCTAGTCTATTGTTATGTTTATTCCCATCAAGATGATTAACAACTTGTGGGTTTCCTAGAAATGTTTTCCCCATCAAGCGATGAACACGTTTTCTATACTTCTTTCCTCTACAGAAAAGAGTAATATGTTCATAGTCATCAATTCCAATATAACTATGCACAAGTTTGTTTTTCTTTATATTGTACACTTTTCCATCTTTTGTTATTGCAAACTCTTCAAAATTTGGGATTTTATAAGCTATTAGCACAGATTCATCTATCGCTAAATAGACCTGTCTGTTAGCATTACTCATCGTAACACACCCACACTTTCTACGTGGTTCATATAGGTTTTAAATGGGCTATAGATTGTCTTACCCATTGGGGGATATACATCTCCCTTATTCTCTAACATAATCTTCTCTGATACATAATCAGGGCAAAGTCTTAGGTTAGTACATTTTACACTTAATCTCTTTAAATAGTGATACTTTGAATTTTCATCCATAATATACTTATCTAAACATAGAATTAATTTTGGAAACGCAATAGTGATAGGTACTCCAAATTCATTTTTAATGCCCTCAATTCTCTGATTTAACACTTCTTCAATTAGTAACGCTAGGTCATCTCTTTCTTGTTCTGACGTAGCTTCCCCTAAATACATAAAAAGACTTATGAACGGACTTTGCCCGTTAGAAGATGACATACTATTAACTTGATAATTAAAGATTTGGACAGCATCTCTAATTTCTTTCTTCACATCAATTTCAACTAATTTATTTGCAAGTTCTTCCTCTACCCCAGCATCTCTATACTTTTTAGCAAAACCTTTTCTTGAAATATCTACAAACGGTGCTAAGTGAGACAATGTTACAGAAATACCACCGTACTGAGCTGACGAGATTGCAAGTATTAACTGCGTGGAGATGTTAGCCGCAGTAGTTAGTCTATGTGGTTTCTCAATCATCTTACCATTTAGAACTGTACCATTTTGTAACATGTCCTCTAGGTTAGCTAATCCACAATTGTTTCTGGTACTTTCTGCTAGATAATCCTTATCGTGTACATAAATAGCACCTAACTCCTCCGCCTTTTGAACATCCTTTGGAATAATATATCTATTGGCAATGTCCTTGCTGACGATTCCTGCGATATAGTCTCTTTGGGTTGTTACTAACTTTGCGTTCTTATTTGTGTTTTCTGTAGCCCAATCTTCATTACTTCCACCAACAAGGTCTAAAATTTCTCTATCTGTGTGACTGCGAACAATATCTCTGTCATGTCTATATTTGATGTATTCCCTTGCCACATCTTTTCTCTTTGTAGACATTAAGCCATTTTCTACCATATCTTGAATATCCTCTACAGAAATCATTTCTTTGTTGTTATTTAATACCTCTGTTTCAATAAAGTTAGCAATATTAAGTGCTTTTTCTTTTGAATACTCAGTTAATTCATTATCTACACTCTCAAATGCTTTCTCTACTGCTGTCTGAATCTTTGTTTTGTCGAACTTCACTCTTCGACCATCACGCTTTTTAATAAACTTCATGTAATTTTTCTCCTGTTATTTAATTTAGTTTTGGAATTGCAAAATTACTTACAATTATAGAAATTGGTCGATGTTATTTACATTTAACTTATCGACCTTTTCCTCTTGTTGTTCTACCTTATCTACAATCTTATTAGTTTCAACTGGTAGAGGTGTTGAAACTTTTGTTAAATCTACTACATTATTATCTTCTTGTTCTTCTTTATTATTAACATTGATATTAAAACTGTAAGGGATTATTCTAAATACCTCTTGGTTTCTGTTCTTTGATAACAATTGGAACTTTGAAATAAATAATGCAGTTGGCGATTTGCCGTTTTGTGGTTTCTTCAATGACATAATATCAAAACTCTTATCAAACTTCTGTACCCCTGCCAGCATTTCTGCTGTCTTTTGAGTTGCTCCTGCAAAGATAACAAAGTTATTAATTGTTCCTAATATTGATTGTACAAAGTATTCACCACTTGACATAGCAATCTGGTTAATATCCAATAGACTGAATACAATCTGGATACCACCACTTCTACCCTTTTCTAGCAAGTCTTTGATAATAGTACTGTTTTCAATTGTACCAAATTCATCAACTGCTAAGAGTAATTTAGGTGAGTATCTCTGTCTTGTACCTCTATCCATTAAGTCTTGGAAAATCATAGAACTTAAACTAGTTGCTAACTGTTTATTTGCAGATACGAAAGAGAAACAAACAACAAATTGTTTAGTAGTATTAAAACTAAACTGCTTTTTATCTTGTGCAAATAAGTGTTTTGCTCTCGATGTCATAAGTATCTCTAACTGCTTTTGAAGAGTATATAAACCATCTCTCTCATTTGGTTCTGCTTTATAATTCATTAAGAAATCAGATAGACCTTCTAAGTAGTTTCTAGGGTCCCCTGTCTGCTTTCTCCACTTATCATACTTTCTAATAGCGTTCTGAATTGCTAATTGGGTAGATGTTCTATAATGTTCATCTGCACCACTAACATCCCAACGTCTAGTATTCATTAAAGCCTCAACCTTGCCAGTCTCATTTAAGTTGATTAAAGGGTCATAACAGAAATCACAAGTATCAATAGAGAACTCATAGAACTCTACATTTAAGGCATTTGCAATACTTCTTAAATGGTCTACAATGTCTTTTTCACCTTTATAATCAAAGAAAGCAACAGAATAACCATCTTTTACACGTTGGTTCATGATAGACTTAATTAGATATGACTTACCTGAACCACTTGCCCCAGTTACAAGGGTATGACCACTAAGAGTGTCATCGTTTAAACCAATCTTCTTGTTATTTAACTTTAACTCTTTATAGTTTGTAGGTAGTATTTCACCAATGACAACTTCTTTGTCTTTTCGCTTTTCTAGTTTATTAATTGCACCAGAGACACTTAATACTTTATCATTGTAATCTAAGTAACTTACTTCTTCCTCTACAAATCTTCTCCGGTATCTAATATATAACAATGCAACAAATCCAATTACAACCTCAATAGATAACCATGTATTTAATAATACAGTAAATATTGTCAGTGATTGAATAAGTATTGCGATTGCTACTGTCATCTTCCTAGACTTTATAATATTTAAAAGAGTTAGGATAACTATAAATGCTACCCCAACCCCAAGTTTTATATAGAATACACTTTCCATAATTTCCACTCCTTTTTATATCAGGAATTATGGTCTTAAATAAATTCCCGTATCTGTAATCTCAAATCTAATCTTATTAATAAGATTGCTCATAAATTGTGCAATAGAGATACCAAGGTTTGAAATTGTTTGAAACAGTTTCACCTGATTTACTCCACCTAGCAATATAAATAATGCTAGACCGATAAGCAATACTGTACCTACTATTGCAAATATTAGTTCTCCCATTCCAGATGGAAGTCCGATTCCACCACCAGAAGAACCACCAGAACTCTCTCGTCTTACACCTTTACTTTTTGGTAATTTCATGTATCTTTTCTCCCACTATCTGATTTCTTGTAAATCCACCATATTCTCTACTATCCTTACTGTTCTCTCGGTTATCACCTAAACAGAAGTACTCATTATCCTTAAGGGAATGTTTAAAGTCCTTTGTATATCCATTGTTATACACATCTTGTACATGTTCTCCATTGATATAAAGTTTATTATCTTTATATTCAATAGTTTCATTTGGTAGTCCGATTACCCTTTTAATAATCTTCATATTATCTACATTGACTACAACTACATCAAATCTATCAATAGTGCTGAACCTACTGCATAACGCTAAATCTCCATTGTGAAGTGTTGGAAACATGCTATTTCCCACAATTCTGACTGGATAGAATACTATTACAATCCCAATGACTAAAAGGGAGAGTACAATGTCTCTCAGTCTCATTGAATCATCTCCCCAGTTTTCAACAGTAACTTACCTTGTTCCTCTTCATCAGAGATTGAATAGTTAGATAATTGCATTGCAGGAGGTGTATATGGTAATAAGTATAATTCACAACTTCCTAATCCACCAACAACATCAAAGGCATCTCTAACCAACTTAGCAATACGAGCAGTACCACAGAAGTATAACAATGTTCCGAACTTAATGTTATCCTTATAGTTTTTCATTATCTGTTCATACTTCTCTTTTGATTTTGGGCTTAACTCTATCTCAATCGCAAATGATTGAGCTTTACCATCTTTTCTAGGTAATGGAATAATAACATCTGGTGTCTGAACAATGACTTTCTTACCATATACAGATACAATAGGGAAAGCAGTAAAATCAGAGAACTCAGTAGTGAACTTTGCACCACTTTCAATCTCTGACATGATTTCTCTATCTCTTGTTACTAATTCCTTTGTATCATATCTATTTAACCTAAAATGTGTTTCTCTTAGAGCCAAAGTTCCTATCTCACCACTACAAGTAATTCCAAGTGGGTGATATACAGGTAACAATTCTTTCTCTTTGATAATTTGCCACATCTCAGACTTCTTATTACCCATGTGTAAATCAAAAATCATCTGTTCTTCCGAAACAGTATGATTTAATAGCCCAAATGGAACAGAGATATAGTTATCATTCTCTATCTGAAATAAGTCTAATAAGAACTTTGTAGGTCTAACATATACTCCCATCGAGGTAGTTTCAGTCCAAACAAGCCCAACCTCAATCCAATCTAATATTGATTGAAAGTAATCATTTCTATTATATATACCAAACCATTGTTGAACTAACCACACTGGTGCAAACTTAAAATCTGCAATGATATATAGGATAACCTCTTCCAACTTATATAGGTTACAAGATGTGTCAATAGTCTTAACTACAATATGGTCTGAATACTTCTCAATGTTTGGTGTTACTTTAGGATGTCTATAAAAAGAGTTTCTGACTACTTCTGCATCTTGTAATCTAAGTAAATCAGTAACTCTACTCATTACTTCTTACCAACCTTTTTTAAATGTAAAATGCTGTATAAATATCCGATTGGGGGAATTATCCATAAGATAGTAGCCCACTTCTTAGTATGTTTCTTACTGAACTTATACATTAGTCCTAACCACAAAGCAACCATTCCAACAATGAATACTAATAACCAATACTTTGTATATAAAGATAATGTAGCAACACTCTTCGGTACTAATACTTCTAACTTAGTTGTATCTCCAATTGTTGCCTGTGTACTATATGTACGTAAAATAAACATTTCTACACCTAAGCAAAAGATGTAATATGTGTAGAAGATTGGTGTAAGAATTGCTAAGATAAGTCCTAATGAACTGTCTTCAACTTCTTTTCCCAATACAAATTTATTATATAGTGGAATTAACGCTTTCCACCACTTAATGCCAATCTCGTTAAATAAGATACCACGTAAAATGGTATCTACAATAAATACAATCATTAAAATATTAATCATTATAATTTCCTCTCCAAATCTCCTTAGCGATTACAATAACTTTATCATCTCCACCACCGTGAATACATGTTTGTAAGGTGATGAATTTATCCCCTTGATGAATAGGGCTTAAACTTGTAACAGATGTATGACTATTTGCAAATTCTAACCAGTCTTGTAACATCTTATCTGTAAAGTTTAATGTTTGATGATTAAATGCATCTAAATCATTATTCTGAATGATATAACTAATCTGATAACGTCTAACTTCATTTTCTGTATAGAATGTTAGATAACTATTCTTAGAATACTCTGCATAGTTGTTTAACAATGTGTTTAAATTAGAGAATTTTTGTGTGCCAGCATATACCCCGGCATGTCCATAGAGAACTAAGTTAGTATCATCTAATTTGTTATCTTTGTTCATAAAGACTGTTCCAAAATCATTATATCCATGATTAATGTCATGATATAAATAATAGGAATTGTTAGTTGTTTGTACAACGGGTTCACTAATTAAGCCACTATCAAATTCTAAATAGCCAATTACATCAGAGTTTACTTCTTTCATTCTTGCTAAATCATCTTTTGTGATTGTCTGTAATGAAAGTTTAGGGATAGTAATATCCCCTGCTGTTATAGTTGTTTCCTTTGTATCAATTACGTTCTTGATAGAATTGAGTGCCTTTTGTTCATCTGCATTTTGTTTATAGATTAAAAACAGGTTGTATAAAGAAAACATAAGTACACCAATTAGTGCAAGAACAATAAATGGTTTTAATTTAATCTTTTTCATATTGAACTTCTCCTCAATAAATAAATAGCATAACTCATTTACATGATGGTCTAGCCGCAAAGGTATTCAATGTTGGCTTATAGACATCCATCATAAATTGCTCCATTTCTGTTATTATATCATTAAACTCTGTGGTTTGTAAATACTTTTTAGGTATTGTACATAGTCTTACAAACTTTAAATCTGACAAGTTATACTTCTTTGCCATTTCATAGTACTTATATTCTACCTTATACACCTTTAGTCTCTTATTCCATGTCTTTAGACCTATTAAGTGCCTTTGTGCTTTCTTAAAGTTCTCTTTATGTTGTTTTACTCTTGTTGCAACATTAACACTTTGACCAACATATAAACATTTACCCAATCCAGAACCATTTTTAACAAAGATACCGTATATACCTGATACATTACCAATACGTTGGATATATCGTTCTTGATATTTTCTTGTTTTATGTTTCAATCTTTTGCCAAATATCTTATCTAAATCGGATAAGGTTTGTCTGTCCTTTGTGTACTTTGGTTTCTTTAATTCTTGACACTTTAAACAGTGATAGTTTTGAAATTTTGTCTTTCCGTGTATCTTACATGTGTCTAGGTATACATCGTCTTTATGTGCATAACAAAAGTTATACATTGTCCTATTTTTGCAACCACGATGTAAACACTTATGAAGTTTAGTCACAGTCAACTACACTATTATATACACGTTCAACATATTCAAACATTGCTCCACCATTTGTAACACATTGAATACCAGAAAGTCGAGTTAGTTCCTCACAAAATTCAATAACTCGATATTCTGTATCTTCATCAATGACATTAAAGTTTCTATCAAATAATAGTTCTCGTTCTTTTCTTAAATCCATATTATAATTCCTCTCTTAATAAACTGTTACTGTAGTACTTACAGAAGTACCTGCAGTATTTGTAAATGTAACTGTATATGTTCCTGCAACTGTTAAATTCACTGATGCAAAATTAACTGAAACAGAGTATCCAGATGATACCCCACTTGTAAGTTGGTCTGACAATACAGCAAAACTTGTTCCAATAGGTACAGATACAGGATGTACTCCTACAATATCTACCCCTGGCGAATAACTTGGTTGAGTATATGTAGGCTCTGTATATGTTGGTTGGTCATAAGATGGCTGCACATATGATGGTTGTGTAGGCTCTGCAGGTGCAGGTTCTACTGGTTTATCCTTAACAGCAATTACCAATGTCTTACTACTCTCATTACCTGATTTATCCTTTGCAACATATTTACATTCCACACTATCCTTTGAAAAATCTAAGTTAGTTGGATATTCAACTGTAATATCTTCTGGTTTATCATAATTGTCTGTTACAGATGATACATAATTCTTAGAATCAAATGTTTGAGTATCTACATCTCTAGTCAATACCAAACTATCTTGTGTTAATGTAATAGTAGGTGCTTCCTTATCTACTACTTTAACCTTTAAGTGTAATTTTGTTTCCCTTACAGAGTTAGTAGAAGTATATACTAAATCATATTCACCCAACTTATCTAGTTTAGGTGTGTTTGGATAGGACACACTTACTTTATCACTATTGACAATACAATACTTTTTAACATCTATCTCTGTACCAACTTCAGCAGTAATCTCTTTTTCTGTTAGTATAGCACTAGGATTTACTACATAGTCATATATCTGTGTTCTATACTTATATCCTACAATGCTACTACTTACAAGTCCTACCAACAGACCTACCAAAAGGTATCTAGCATAATGTTTTACCTGCTTTTCCCCAATGGTAATATCTGCTCGTTTATAATAATACCACTTTTCCAAAATTAATTTCCTCCCCAATAAGTTTAATTATTCATCATCTTCAACTTCTTCAAATAAGTGTTTAAATTCTGATACTGAGTTATCTTCTAACATTTCTGCATATCTTTCAACGATTTCCTCTTGGCTATCCATTAAGTCACTCTTATAATCATAACTGGACTTAGAATCTAAATTACCATAGCCATTAACTCTGACATAATCATCCATGTAATTATAATGCCCAAAGCAAACTGCTCGTACCGCACTCATCATATCATCCTTATATCTAGTTCTGAAAAAATATTCGTCATTCTCATAGTAGTGAACTACCCACTGCCTAAAGGCAGCGAGCTTCCATACTGTTGGTAGTAACTACCACACCAACACTCTCCAGGTTAGCCAAAAGGCTTACTAGTTTGTTGGTGCTAACAGTATCCGTGTTTAACGAGCGATACGTTCCGTACCCGCTCAGAAGTACCATCATATTCGCAGAATGAATATCTCTGTCAGGATTTTCAAATCCACAATGGTTACAATGATACTTACGTTTATCTAAACTGTGTTTTGTTAAACACCCACATTCAGGGCAAGTTTGAGTCGTAGGGACAGAACTCTCCAACATAACGTTAGAACTGTTCTTTTTAAGTTTATCTTTCACTCGACCTAAAATCCCATGTTGGACTTGTCTACCAAAACTAAACTTTTGTTTAGATTTCTTACGTTTCCACGAGTTTAACAACTCGTCTTGGAAACAGATGATGTAGTTACTCTTTAGCACAGAGTTTAACTTGTTCACTACATCGTTTTTCTTGTTATCCATGTGTTCAAAGATTCTCTTAATTCGATTTAAAGTCTGCTTGTACTGGTTAGAACCCTTAACTTGACGAGATAGTTTTCTCGTCAAACCTTTCAGTTGTTCACTTTCTTCCATGTAAAAGTTTACCTTAACACCATTAGAGAACGTCAATTGGTCTTTAATTCCCATATCTAAACCGATGACTTCTTTTTCTGTTTGAATTTCTGGTTGTTTCTTTGAATAGACCGTTAGATGAATATAAAAACCTGACGGCTTTTTGATAAGTTTAGCGTTCGCAAACTCTACCTCATCTAAGTTAATCTGTTCAAGTCCATTCACGACTAATACACCAATGTTTTGAACACTGATTTTGTTGTGTGACTTGATTTTATAAGTGTTGCCAAACTGCTTAAGGTTGATTTCATTGCACTCGTGCTTGTATTGAAGTATACCGACTTTCAACCCAGCCTTCTTAGCTTTCGACAAGTTACAGACATCAGTCTTTACGCTATCGACTACAGATTGTTTCATTTGAGAGGAGAGATTTTTAATCTCTCTAACCTCAAAAGTGTCTTTGACCTTAACTTGAACAAGTGAAGTATCTTCAAGCGATAGTGAATCGGTTGCTACAACCGCATTACGCAACCACTTAGCTTCTAAGAAACAACGATTTAACTTCTCTTCCTTAGCACGAGATAGCCTATTCTCTTGAACTTTAACGGAGATAACACGCCAATCCATTTGAGAACGTCGCTCTTTTGTGGCACGTAAGGTGTCTTTAATTTTTAAGTTCTTCTCTTCTGACATGTCGTGTTTCCCCTTTCTACATATTATACAGCAAAGTGTATTTTATTGCAATAGCTTCTGCCTAAATTCATCTCACAGCTTAAAAGCGTGTGAGCTTTCTTTAGGATTTCTATGTAATATTCTTCTAAACTGTCATCATATGAAGAACATTCATGTACCATTCCTTCTAATTCACTGATACCAATTTCTTCATCAATTAATCTGTATGCCATATATTATTCCCCAATTTCTTTTAAAATTACCTCAACACAAGGTTCAATACCTTTTTCAAGATATAGACTTACTAAATCTTCTTCTATAACTGCACCGTTAATTGCTACAGCATACTTGTAATCGTTTCCACCTCTGAGAAGAAATGCTTCCACCTCTGGTGTGTATTCTAGTTTCTGGATAGTTGAATCCTTAAATACTGCGCACTCAAATTCTCCTGCAAGTAGATACTTATAGTGGAAAATTAATCTTAATACTGCTTCATCATCGTCTACACCACGTTCACATGGATAAATACAGATACCAATATCAAAGTCCTCATCTTCTAACCCTCTACTTTCACAGAGGTCATGTAGATATTCTAACTTCTTCTCTATATAATCGGAACAGTCAATATACTCCATAAAGTTCACCTTTACCATAAATTATCTCCTACCAGTTTGAAATCGTTACAATCATCAGTATGATTACTCCCACACCTGCAACTAGGTCTATAATGGTATTTACTGTACCACCAGTAGTTACTGTAATAGGTAATAATCTAATTTTCTTCCACACTTTTCCTTCCCAGAAGAATGGGAATGGGAAAAATAAACAAACACCACTATCTGAAAAGGAATCCTCAAATAGATGTGCAAAATACCCAAAAGCAAATAACTCACCTAACAATCTTATGTTTGTATAAGTTGTAGTAAATATGTAAATTATAACAACAGTTGGTAATATATAACGCAAATATTTTGGTACTTTTACTATCTTATTAATGCTAGATAGTATCATAGCACTACCAATAAATGCTGACATAAATGCCAGAATGATAAATAGAGTAAGGACAGAGTTATTTAGTAAGAACTTGTCTAACTCTCCAATCTCAATACTTGTCTTTATATTTGCAAATATTGTATAGTTACCAACTGGTAGCCCAAAATGGAATAATAAAAATAGTCCAATTGCCACAATTGCTGTATGCCATAAATATCTATGTTGTGTAGGTTTACCCTCTCTATTAACTGGGGGTCTATCCTTTTTACCATGATACAATGTCCAAATAGTTTTACTTGTAGTCTGCATAAACAATGTAAATATTGTAGATAATGGGCCTAGCATATATGCAGAGTTATGTACATCATCTAAATCTACAAACAATGTACCACCAACAAATATAACAACTCCAACAATAAATTGTAACCAACTACTCTTTAATTGAGTAGCATAATCCTGTATAATATCTACAGGAAGTAACATCAATCCAAGTAAAAGTATCATGGATAGTAGAAAGTGTGTTCTACCCATGAACCCCTTAGATTTCATCTTTAATATCTTCTTTATCAAATTAAGTTCCCTCCTACAAAGAGAAAGAGGTAGATATTTAATCTACCCCTATTCATCATCGTCATCAATGTCAATAGGTTGTTGGAACATTTCTCTCACAGTATCCATCCTACCAGACTGAGTAGTAGGTTCTTCTTGAACACTATCTAATCCTTTAATTGAGAATACTGGTTTTGAATCCTTATCCAACCCATTTTCTTTCTTCCAAGTTTCCTTTGCACCTGCAATGAGGTCATTATACATTTCCTCACTTGTCTTTTGTACAACTTCACCCTTAGTTCTTACTTTATCTACAAGTTTTCCAGACTTAGTTCTATTGTTATGATATTCAATAGAGTTCATCTGTTTTACAACTGCCATATTATCAGCCTCAGTAAGTTCTTGGCTTGAAGCAACTCTCTTGTTTTCTAAAGCCCATAACTTCTTATCAAGCAACATTCTGTCTTTAACCTGTGTTCTATCCTTTGTATCAACACTCTTTAATAGACCGGTATAATTCTCTTTAAGTTCATCATACCTTTCTTCTTGTGCTTTTAACTTTCTGTTTTCAATCATAGAATCTTGTAATGTTGTCTTAGCTTTCTGTGTTTCAGATTTCTTATCAGACAATTCTTTACTTAATCTTTGTCTTTCGTTTTCTTCTTCTACACTTAGACCGCCTACTCTATCATTGTAATATGTAAATGACCTTTGAATAGAATCTTCCAACTTCTGAGCATTTAAGTACTTCTTGTGTAATGCAATTTCTGTATCATTCATTAATGAATAATCTGCAACACCAGTTTCCATATTAAATGCACCGTTAGTTTCTGCAACAGCCTGTGTGGCAATATCGGTTTCCACTGTTCTAATCTTATCTACATAAGCACTTGCATCGGAAGTACGTAAAGCACTATTGACACTTGTCTTATTTGCACCAATCTTCTTGAAACCATCTGCAATAATATCAAATGTAGATTTTGTATTGATTGGATTTTCCTGCAACATATTTTCACCAATACCTGCAAGTGTGGATACAACACCGTTACTCTTAGTAGCAAAGATTGGTGTACCATCTTCTTCATATCCAACAACAACTTTCTTACCCTTAGCTGCATCTTCCTTAACAGAGTGTAACTTCTGTCTAGCCCAAATCTTAGCGTCACTCTTTAATTTAGCA